TTTTTTTATTAGTATGGGCGATAGTTGCAACGGTATTGGCAGTAGTGTTTAAACACTTGCTATCAACATCCATGCAAAAGTTATTTATGTTTCACCTAGCCCTTGAACTACTAGCCGAAGGTAAGGCGGAAGTGGTCAAGGAAAACGACAAAATACAAGTGAGGGCATTGTAATGGCACTAACCGCAGAGCAACGAATTGAAAGAGCGCATATTGATCTTATGAAGTCCCCGCAGTTTGTTGCATATTCGGGGGTATTGATGGTCGGAGAATGTAAAGTCAAAGAGGATTTGCCAACGGCTTGTACTAATGGTCGGGATGTATATTACGGGCGCAAATTTGTGGAGAGTTTAAACGATACCGATTTGCGTGGTGTAATTATTCACGAAGCAAAGCATAAAATGTACCGCCATTTATTAACATGGAAGCATCTATCCAAAATCAACCACGACAAGGCTAATAAGGCTTGTGACTATGTTATTAACATAGAAGTAGTGGATGAAGGCGAATTTTCAAACGGCTTTATCACACTACCAAAGGGGGGTTTGTATGATATTAAATACAAGGGGTTAAACTCTGCCGATGTATTCAACCTATTACCCGATGAAGGCGGGGAAGGTGGCGGGGGAGGGGGAGGGGATGGGTTTGATGAGCATGATTGGGAAGGCGCAGAGGAGATGAGTGACGAGGAGAAGGAAGAACTTGGTAAGGAAATAGACCAGGCCATTCGTCAAGGCGCAATCTTAGCGGGTAAGGTAGGGGGCAGTTTAAACAGATCATTTGATGAGTTGATGAGTGCCAAAGTAAATTGGAAAGAGGCACTACGAGAATTTGTTTCAGCAGTATGTAAAGGCAAAGATGATTCAACATGGGCTAGACCCAACAGAAGGTGGTTACAACATGACATTTATATGCCATCACAATTTAGTGAAACGATGGGTCGTGTTGTTTTGGCTATTGATGCATCAGGCAGTATTCAAGGCGCAATATTAAACCGATTTTTGTCAGAAGTTAGTAGCATTATGGAAAATGTAAATCCCGAACAGGTAGATTTATTGTATTGGGATAGCGCAGTAGCGGGGCATGAAGTATATGGTTTAAACGAAGCCGATAAAATGCGATCATCTACCAAGCCGAAGGGTGGCGGAGGTACAAGCCCATCCTGTATTACAAAATACATGGACAAGCACAAGATAGAGCCAGTATGTGCCATTGTTTTAACCGATGGGTATGTAGGCAATGATTGGGGAGGGAGTTGGAATTGCCCCGTATTGTGGGTAATACAAGACAACAAGCAAACAACCGCACCTATTGGTGCAACAATTCATATTGAGGAGAATTAAAATGGGTTTTGGACGGAATACTCGCACACCTTATGATGTGCAAAGAGATAACGGTGGTAGATTTGATTTTCTAAGAGTAGCAAACCGATACGAGGAAGTAAAACCGATTACTGGAAAGAAAAGGGGTCATCTTGATATTCGCCCCTTGGGTGAGAGGAATAGGTCACAAGAACGAATTGTAAAGGTGAGTGACAATGAATATTATGTTACTTATGACGCGTACCGTTGGTCGGAGATAAATAAGTCAAGGCTTCATAGCAGAGCCATAACATACTGTTTAAACGATGGCATGGAAACATTGACAGTCCACACACCTAGAACTATATGGTCACAATCTGATCCACACGGTCTATATCCGAGGGGTTTCAGTTGTAATTCTGTTTTTTACTTTTATGACTTCAATTTGCCGTACGGTTTTGAAATGGTAAACCATAGCACTTGTAAGTATGTGAGTTTAAACGGTCAGTATTACACCATAGAAAAAGGGGATATCTCTTTCACACGCAAACAGGGCACGAAGGATTGGATGCCATTGGTAGTGCGTAGAGAAGTAATCCACACCTTAGATAGAGAATTAACTAAAGAATGGAGGGCTAAGACTAAACCCTTTTTAGATTACCTTAAAGTTATGGTGGATATGGTAGAGCCAAAATATTGTGGTGCATGGGAAAGCCCCCTTAAATTAGTATCAAAAGATAAAGGTATTAAAGTAGCCGATGTGTTTAAACAAGTCGATGACAATACTCCTGAGCATTGGTTTACTCTTGCCGAAAACTATAAATTTAAAATAAAAGTATCAACATACGACCATTTTATGAAAGAAACAGGTGGGGGTTACGATACAAAATACACCCATGTATTCCATAAAGAGAGGCTTAGTAGATATGTGCATGGAGATTTATATAAGATCGTTAAGCCATTAAAGGCAGTTGAAGTGCCTCTAGGTCAGTTGTGCAAAGACCGTTATAAATCTTGGTTTGCTTAATTAAGGAGTATTAAAATGAAAGAAGAAGCAATTTATATACCGTTTCAAGATATCCCCCATGTGGATTCTTTACTTGTAGAACTGGCAAACAATATACAAAAAGCCATTCCGAATGTAGTGTTTAACCAGGGTGAAGTAGAACGATACAATATTCCAATTGAATGTGAATGGGTAGGGGTTACTACTTCATTGGATGTTTACTTTGATGATAGCCTTAATAAGCGTGTTTCAGTAATTGGCAGACAAAAATTTGATGGCAAATTTTGGATTGTTAATAGGAATGTGGAATCAAGCCGAAGATATTATGGGCGAGGAGAGGGTCAGCTTAAATCCTCCATTCATGCCAAAAACATTCTAGCAACGGCAAAGAAAACCATACACCCATTAACCATATTTCAAGTCATTGATGAAGTGAAAAGTAATTTTGAAGGCGCAGTTGCCAATATAAGAAATAAATGGAGTTGGCAAGTAAATAGGCAAACAGATTCAGCTTTTGATTTAGCCTATGAGGATATGATTCACTTGCATAGCATTGGTTATGCACCTAAGACCCAAAAATTTGCTAGTGCCATGAACTACTTAGCCGAAAATAAAGCCGAGATTGACAAGTATTCCCGCTATGACCCTGATTATTCTTTTGTATGGGTCAAACCGAATTCAGTAGAGTATATCAAAAAAGGTAGCAAAGAGCCGCAAATATTAGCAAGTTTAAACGAGCTTCCTGAAGATATTAGAGGTAAAATGTTTGTATTAGATATCTCAAACGAAAAGGAATTTGTAGAGGACATTGGCTTGAGGCAAGATTCAGTTTCATATTGGGTGATAGCATGAACCCTAGAGATTGGGTTATGTATAGCACAGGTGTTGGTCAAATTAGACAGTACGGGGGAATGTATTGTCAGATATGGGTGTTAAATGCCGAGGATAAAGAATACGCAATAATTGAACCTACCAATGAGATATTCCCCATAACCAAAGAAGTAGCAGACATTATGAGGAGTGTTTAAACATGATTCGTGGGCAATTTGTATTTGCGGAAGGGTTTGATGGTAAGACCCATATAGGCAAGGTTACTTGGGATACAGGAGGTGGGGCAATATGGGTGAAGCATTGTAAAGAAGATTACAGCCCCGTTAATTATGGAGAGAGTGTATATAACCAAGATCAAGTAACCCCCATAACCAAAGAAGTAGCAGACATTATGAGGAGTGTTTAAACATGAAGTACGGTGATTTTGTGGAGTATAAGGGATACCCTTGTATGGTTTCTAGGCAAATAGCGAACTTGATATATCTATATGTGCCGACTGAATACTATAAGGACAACCCGCACCTTGATTTTCAAACTAGAAGTGAAAGAATTGCCCTGTATGAAGATTGTCATTTTATAACCAAAGAAGTAGCCGATATTATGAGGAGAAGCAGATGATTAACAGAGATTATTTTACTGATGATAACCACGATAACTTTGATGAGGACTACGAAACACAGAAATGCTTTATGCAGAAGTTAAAGACATTGGAGGAGTTGGGCGAAGATGGAAGTTTAGAATACTTTTATGAACCCGAAGATTAAGTATGATGATTTTGGTGAGGTGGTATGGAAGCCAGCACCAAAACCAAAGAGGGTACGAAGCCTCACCTTTTCGGAAGTGTTTAAACAACTAGGAAAGGCATTGTTTTAATGGAATACATAGTGGCATTATTTTATCTAGTAACAATATCAGTATTAGGTTTAATCAAGGGTTTGTGGTGGGTAGTAGTTAATTCATGGTGGGCTTTACTGGCTACCTATTTAGTTATGTGTTACAAGCACCATTATGGTGCAAAAAGAAAGGGTATGTGATATAATAGGCACTCATACAAAATGTGAGTGCCTATGATTGACAACGACATACTAAGTGACTACCTACAATCATTGTACGGTATTGAGCCACTAACAACCGAGCAAGAGCATGAACTAGCTTACAAAATAGCACAGGGGGATAACGAGGCATTAGACCGCCTTATTACCCACAATCTGCGTTTTGTCGTTTATGTAGTGCGTAAAATGAGTTATTGGAAGCATGGCAAAATGCCTGTTGAAGATATCATTGGCATTGGTAATGAGCAATTACTAATAGCAGGGCGCAAATGGAAACCAAAAAACAATGCTAAGTTTGCGACCTACGCAAAGTCCTTTATTGAGAAGGGTGTAAGGCGAGAACTTGACAACCTTTCCAGCATCATTCGATTGCCTATGAATGTAGTAGAGGCATTAAAGAAGATGAACTACAACGAAAGAGCCTTATCTCAAATCCTAGGCAGAAGTCCTAAACCCGAAGAACTGGCAAAAATAATGGGGATTACAACACGCAAATTGGCGCAGTTGCAGTCCTTTATGGTTAGAGAGCCTATCTCCATAGACCACTTAAATACAGAAAGATTAACTGATGAGCAAGATGATTGAACTAAACCCCGAACAGACCAGAGCCTATAACCGTTTTATTATAGCTAGGGACAGGCTGTTTAAACGCAATAAGACTTGGGTAAGGTCTTGCACCATTTCCCATACAGTTGATGTTGCGGGGCTAAACCACCCGCTATATGTAATTAACGACGAGTATGTGGAGTATGCAGAGGCTTTTGCTATGTGGTTAGGTGTAGAACCTAGGTATCGTGAGGAGGAACGCATGAGGTCATCACGGGGGGATTACGGCACACCAGATAACTGGGAAGAAAAACCAAGCAAAGTTAAGGAAATATAATGACCAAGGTTATTCCAACGGATGTTTACGATAAAGACGGAAACCTATTAAGGTTAGAATTTCACAATCTTGAAGGTGAATTTGAAATCCAATCTGAATGGGATTCAAATGATGAACAAACCAGCGAAAACAGAGAATCTTTCCGAAAATGGTCTTATAAGATGGTTAAAAGACTAGGTTTTGAAATAGACCTATGAAGTCCGGGGATTGGGTTATGTGGGGTGAAATGTTAGGGGAGGTAGTAACAGTCTATAACGATGGGCTAAACCTTGTAATAAGAACAACCACCCTTAAAGACCCAGTAAAAACAAAAAACATTGAGTCTTTTAATAAATACGAGGTGTTTACCGTGGAATCTAATAGTTGCACCCCTTTAACCAAGGAAGTAGCAGATATTATTCTAGGTAACTACTAATGCAAAATTTTATCGCAAAACGCCCAAGAATGGTGCAATAAAAGTTATCCACAGGTTATCCACAGGTTATCCACAGGTTATCCACAAAAATAGACAGGGTAGTCGTGAAATACAGGGTATATTTACCTTTTCTTATTATATTTTTTTTTTTTTTTTTTTTTTAAAAAAGAATAAAGTGAGATAGACCCCCGCTACCCTGTCAATCCATAACTTTTTGGTATCATAAGGAATTTCAATATAACTAAAAGTTATTTAGTATTTCCGGCTGTTTCGCTATACAATAGCGGAAATAAGAAAGGAATCTTAATGAGCAATAAACCAGAAGCACTGCCCGTAATCTTTGAGAACATACCCATGGAGATTAAAAGAATCCCTAGATGGGTTCTATGGCGTCATACAGAAGTGGGCGAAGAAGGTAATAGACGCTGGTCAAAACTACCAATTCAAGCATCAGGGCAATCTGCATCATCCACTAACCCAACAACATGGGCAGACTTCCTAACAGTCCAAGCCGCCTATCAAAACAACCCTGACCGATTTAGTGGTGTTGGATTTGTCTTCTCCGAAGATGATAACCTAGTGGGCATTGATTTGGATGACTGCTATGATGCCGAATTGTCGAGTTTCACAAATGCTGCAATGCAGCATATTGCAGAATCCGTCAACGGCTACATGGAAATCAGCCCATCGGGAACAGGTGTAAAGATATTTACCCGTGGAAGCCTTAAAACAGCCCATGTAGACCATTCGATTGGATTTGAGGCATACCCCCATGGAAGATACTTCACGGTAACAGGACACCTTATAAGCGGTTCTGTCCCCGCACAGGAACAAGACTTATCCTCCGTTATTCCTGATAGGGTGGTTCATGTTACTGGGGATGACTTTGCAGACTACAAACCCCCTGTCCCTGAGTACGACCTAGCCCGTGTTGAAACAGACATCCTAGCGCATTTAAACCCTGATTGTGGCTACGCAGACTGGATGAGTGTAGGGTATGCTCTCCATCACCAGTTTAGAGGTGACCCGGAAGCCTGTGAACTCTGGAATACATGGTCTTACAATGATGGAGCAACACCAGCCTACCAAGCCACGGGCGATAACTCATGCCATGCAAAGTGGAAGACGTTTAAACGGGAGAGTGGTTCTACATCCACGTTGCGCTCGCTTATCTTCAAAGTAAACATCCAAACCAGACAAGCGGCGTTAAAGCGGGGCGATATTATTCTTGATGCAGGAACAATGAATCATGCCCGTACGTTTTTAGACAATCTGTTCTCAAGCGAAGAAGGACATACATTAGTTCACTACGCGCAGGACTTCTTTATTTATGTAGGTACTCATTATGAAATTATCGAAGAAGCAACAATCAGAGCTAAACTTTACGCTTTTTTGGATAAATGCAAGAAGACGGGAAGAAAGGGGGCACTTGAAATGTTTAACCCTTCTCCAGCATCCGTATCTGCGGCACTCGATGCAGTTAAGTCCATCTGCCATTTGCCAAACCATCCTAATACGAAACCGCCAATCTGGTTGGAACAATATGCTTCAAACCAGCCCGACGCTTCTGACCTTATCTCCCTTAAAAACGGAATCTTCCATCTAAAAGATTATGTAATGATCCCGCACTCATTGGGATTCTTTACTCCAAACTCATTGCCGTTTACATATAACCCAACTGCACAATGCCCATCATGGATGGGGTTTTTAGAATCAGTATGGGGGGATGACCCTGAATCAGTCCAAGCATTGCAAGAAATGTTTGGATATGTGTTGTCGGGTGAAACAAAGCAACAAAAATTCTTTAATATTATCGGACCTCGCCGATCAGGTAAGGGGACTATTAACAAGGTGCTGGTATCGTTACTAGGACAACATAATACCGTTGCACCACAACTAGAGGAACTTTGTGATACTTTTGGCTTACAGCCTTGGCTGGGTAAATTATTGGCTTCTTTCACAGATGCAAGAGCTCCCGAACGTAATAGGAGTGCTGTCGTATCTCAGCTTTTGCGGATTGTGGGTGGCGATACCGTCACAGTCAATCGAAAGAACAAAGAGGCTTGGAGCGGCTATCTTCCTACCCGTATTGTGGTTTATAGTAACGAGGTACTTCAATTAACTGAGAACTCTAACGCATTGACGGGCCGTATGGTAGTGTTTAAAATGACCCGTTCATTTTATAACAATGAAGATACAGACTTGTCCGTTAAATTAGATAAGGAGTTAGCTGGTATTTTTAACTGGGCTATGGATGGACTTAAACGCCGACTAGCCCGTGGTGGGCACTTTATCCAACCAGAATCGGGTAAGCAGTTATTAGAGTTAATGTCCGAACTGGGCAATCCAATAGGTTCATTTGTTGAAGACGCTCTTGTGTTTGACCCTACAGGTAAGGTATCTAAAGACGATGTGTTCACTTGCTACAAAAAATGGGCTATACATAAGTCTTTACCCCCAGGTACAGAACTAGCGTTTAAACGCCGTTTCTTAGCCGCTACACAGGAGCATAGAATTTTAACTGGCGAAGATAGGGCAAACGGTGGTAGAATACAGGTTTACCATGGTGTAAAATTAACTGACAAAGCTCAAAAGTATGTTGAGAGCGTGGAATCATTTAATGAAGAAGTGTTTTAACTTTAGAAAGACAATAATGCGTAACGACTTCACCACCATTTTTGGTGGTGTTGGTCGGCGCAGAGGTGTGCGTAGTTACATACCTAAGTTTAAGAAAAAACGCTTTAAGCTACAACGAACAAGACGCGCGCACCAAGGCTGGCGAAATATTACCTTTGGCAGAATTACAGCCATAAAGGTTCGTCGGTTGTACGGCAGACGCGCACCAGCCACACCATTTAGGAGATAAGTATGGAGTGTATTATTTGGTTATTTTTACTGGCATTTAGCCCAATCACCGCCTTTGCGCAAACTCAAACTTGCACCAAGGAAATTATTTGTCAAAACAATATTTGCACCGTCATATACAACTGTGAGAAAACAAAATGACCGAACCAAAACTATTAGCCAACCGCATCATCACACCAGACGGTACATTGATGCAGTCTTTTCACCGGCACGATTATAAGACGTACGTTGACGCTAATGGTAAGGAGTACATGATTGATGGTGGCCTTGATTACCAACGTTGCAACATACACGATGACGCGCCGTACACACAGGCCAGTGTGTATGACATAGACCCGCATGAGGTAATTAGAAAAGCATTTTGGTGGGGCTGTCGTGGCAAGGACGGCAGATCACCACTGGAATACCGCCCAGTGTGCTCGCTGTCTAACATGCACATCCACAACATCCGCATGACGCAGACCCACGTACCCGAGCACATAGCCAAGGTGTTTGCTGATGAGGAAATTTACCGCCGTGATAACGGCATTGTGATAGAGGACGCAGAATGAGCAAAGAACAATTTGGCATAGACGCAGCTAAAAGACCTAACAACGTGGTAGGTGTGCCGTGTGATGAGCTAAAGAAGATGCAGGACCGACTTACCCACCTAGAGAAGATGATTGTTTGGTACCAAGACATCACCATGACAGGCATCAACTCTGAGGAGTACGAGAACGGCTTTTGGGATGCAGTAGATTTTGTTAAATGGCACCAAGTAAAGGACAAAAACTAATGAATTATAAAATTACTTGTATTTATGATGATATGACTGTTGTTATTGAAAATGGCGTAGAAGTTTCAAGGGTATATAAAGATAACAGAATTAAATTCAATCCTTTTGAATTGTTAGGAGTTAAACAAAATGAACAATGAACCAGTAGCGTGGACTGCGTGTTTAGATTGTGGCAAAAGAGTTACAGGCGATTCCATTCACACTTGTTCGCCACAATTAAAGACACTAACAGATGAGGAAATAGCAGACTTTGAATGGGCTATAAAAAATGTGTTTAACTTTTCTCAAAGTGAAAAAGTTGTTGGTTTGGATAATGTAATTAGAGCAATACTAAGAAAGGCACAGGAGAAATGAACACATGCAAACACGAATCATGGAAAAAAAGGTCAGATAGGATGACTGTGCAATGTCAAAAATGCGGATTAGAAGCAGATGAATTAAGTCGTACATACAAAGTTTATATAGACTTAACCGATGAAGAAATAGACAGTCTTGCAGATGAGTTTGGCGCTGGGATGGAACAGTTTGGAGGATGCTTTAGGCATTTAGATTTTGCTAGAGCAATACTAAGAAAGGCACAAAAGAAATGAACGCAAATGAACTAGCTGATTACTTACATGACTTTATGTACAACGAAGTTGATTACGATGAAGATAAACATAATCAATCTCAACTCATGCTACGCCAGCAACAAGCTGAAATAGAAGCGTTGAAAAGCAACCCAGCGTTTTATGAAATTGTTATTGACAATTACTGGGTAATGCGTTTGTGGTCAGATAAGTTGGTTAACGGACATACTTGGCTATTGACTAAAGAAGAATTTTTAGAATTTGCGGAGAATATAAAATGAATGATTTTGTAGATTACTGTTTTGGAATAGGTGTAATTTGTTTGGGCGTTAGCTTTTTGGTCATATCTGTTGGACTAATAACAGGGTTAATTAGATGAACAATGAACCAGTAGCGTGGATGGTAGATGGTGAGGTTTACTTGCTAAACGAAATAGATGGGGAAGAACTAAACGCTATTCCACTCTACGACCATCCAGCAGACCTAACAGATGAAGAAATAATGGCTGAATGGGAAGAAAGCAAAGATGAAGTTGATTTTGCTAGAGCAATACTAAGAAAGGCACAAGAGAAATGATTAAGTATCTACTACCACTATTTATTTTTCTGGTTGCTTGCACTACAAGCCCATACACCCGCAGAGTAATTTGCGACCAAACTGAGTGCGTGACTTTATATGAATACAAAGGCGAGAAATGAACACAAATGAACTAGCTGACTTACTTTAAAGCATGGGTACAAGAATTGCAAGCTGAATTATTAAACAGAAGATCAGCAGTGATGATGCTATGAGCTTCTCCATCTACCAAGCAGACGGCTTACGGGCGCAGCAATGGTTTTGGAATGCAGACGAGCTAATTGCCAGTATGCTGGCCAACCCTAACAACGCATACCACAGGAACAACTAATGGATATCACAGCGATATTCGGATTCGCCATTGAAATCGGTTTTATTTTAATCATATTACACTCAATGCTATAAGGAATAACATGAACAAATTAAGAGTAGTTAAACCTGTTATTGTAGAAAAATCAGGTAAGGTAGTTAAAGCTACATCCATTAAACAAAGCCATGATGATATTATCAAAAAGGCGGGTAAAGAAGCTAAGGGAGCAAAGCATGAATTTGTACTTTCCGACGGAGAAATTGCAAATCGTAAAAAAGCTGCTAAAATAGCAAAAGCAGCCGGTGAAGTTAAAAACCCCGGCAATAAATTACATAGTCACGAATTGCGTAAAGGGTTAAAGAAATGACAGTACATGACGGCGGTAAGGGAGACACATTAATACAGCCCTTAGATAAAGAACAGTTTGATAAAAACTGGGACACTATCTTTAATAAAAAACCAGAAAGCGGTATAACTTTTGAAATAGAGGCTGATAATGACCACGCAGAAATCCTTGCCACCATCCCCTTTAACCAGTAAACCATATTATGTCGCTGATACAGGGCACTTTGGGATTAAAGTTAAAATATGTTTTTCTGATTCAGCATTTCAACATGCAGTAAAAGACTCTGGTATCACAACTAAACATAACGCGTTAGATCTTGGTTTAGCGGAGTCTCATATTATTCAGCAAGAAGGTACGCATCATGCTATGCTTGCTATTGTTTTTAATTACGAAGAAATGGCTAAGTTAGACGCGTTGGAACGAATGGGTGTTATATACCATGAAGTCTCGCATACAACTACTCACATTTTTGAATATATTGGTGAAACAAATATTGGCGATGAGTCTCGTTCCTATTTAGGGGAGCATGTGTTTAAACAAGTATTTGCAGCTTATGCAACAGAGGACGAAACCCGTGAGCGTACTAGAAAAAGAGATAGAAAAACACCTGAACAAGTTAATAAAGCAATCCTTGGGGTTATCCTTCAAATGGCAGAGCTCAATAACGGGAGTGCCGGATCGGATAGTGTTCCTGAACCAAAAAGTGTACCTCGTAGAACTAAAAACAGCAACCGGAGTATTGAGCCCAAGACAAGTGCTCGTATTCGACGATTTGGGTGAACAAGGATTTCCTGTTCATGTATTGAGGTCTAAAGAAGACGTGGAGGAATTTATAAATGCAACTATGCAAAAAATGTAATATTAATAAAAAAAATTCTGAATTTTACAAAGATGCCAAACGTAAAGATAAGCTAACATCTCACTGTAAGTTTTGCATGGCGGCTCATAAAATTCAATATCGAGCAACCAAACACGGGTTTTTAACTCAAGCATTACAGTCCGCAAAAATAAGATCACGAAATAAAAAGTTGGAGTTTGATTTAGACTATGATTATCTTGTATCAATAGCAACGGAAAATTGCCCTGTATTTAAAGTCCCTTTATTATACGTAGGTACTACAAAGGGTTCTGGAAATGCCGAAAAAAATACAGCATCATTAGACAGAGTTATTCCTGAATTAGGCTATATTAAAGAAAATGTGGTGTTTATTTCCCATTGGGCAAATACAATTAAAAATAATGCTACGGAAAAAGAGTTATACTTAGTAGCAGATTGGCTACATGATAAACGGAAAGAAGTATTAAATGCTAAACCGAACACAGCTTCACCAATACCAAAACGAACTAATATTAAAGGCGCAGTCGGTGCTGAACTTGGGTCTGTTTCTACCCCCTGGACTTGGGAAGACGATAACGACACTCACCATCATTGCGGAGCAGATGCAAGGGAAGACACTAATCATCGCGCCCAAGAGGGTAGCGGAGACAGTGTGGGAGCAGGAGACCAAGAAGTGGGAACATCTGAACTCCTTAAAAATCTCGAAAATTTTGGGATCGCCATCTCAGCGGCTGCAAGCCCTGAACCAATCCGCGGACATTTACTTAGTGAACTTAGAAAACGTGGTGTGGTTAACGGAACAGCCTCAGATGAGCCAGTTCAGCAACCTAGTGATTGATGAGTCATCCCGTTTTAAGGATCCATCAACCAAACGATTTAAGGCACTTAAAAAGCATTTAAAGGGCTTCTCGCGGCGTATTATTTTAACAGGCACACCTACCCCTCAAGGAGTATCTGATCTATGGTCTCAGGTCGGTATATTAGATTTGGGAACACGTTTAGAAACAAGCCTAACAAAGTTCAGGGACAAATATTTACAACCCGATCAATTTAATAGACAAACAAGACAAGTTTATACATGGAAACCAAAAAGTGGTGCATCTAAAGTTATTCAAGATAAAATTTCAGATATTTGTTATTCTCTTAAAGCTGAGGATTACCTACAACTTCCCCCGCTTACTTTGCTTTATCACAAAATCGAAATAGATAAAAACGTAAGGACCCAGTATGAGCAACTCAAAAAAGATATGGTCGTTAGTATCAAGAAAGAAAGGATCACAGCTCCAACAGCAGCGGCGTTGGCTAACAAACTCCTCCAGTTCACATCAGGCGCGGTGTATGACGAACAAGGCGAAACACACGAGGTACACCGTTCTAAGCTGGAATATCTTGAGTCGATCATGGAAGAGTCCTCCTCCCCAACGCTTGTCTTCTACCACTTCAAGCACAGCTTGCAAAGGCTTCGCCTCACTTTCCCGTACGCCGTGGTCTTGGACGATGACAACATTGAGGCGTGGCGTCGTGGTGAGATTCGTATGCTACTCGCACACCCGCAATCAGGGGGCATCGGGCTTAATCTCCAGTGCAACGTTGGAGACACAGCACAAACCGTGTGGTTTGACTTACCGTGGAGCTCAGAGAACTACATCCAAGCCAACGCCCGCATTTATCGCCAAGGGCAAGAAAAGCCGGTCATTATACACCACCTAGTTGTATCCAATAGTGTAGATGAAAGAGTAGTAGCAGTATTAGAAGGAAAAATAACTTTACAGGATGCAATCCTAGAATCATTAGAACTATGACATCAAAAATTCAAGCAGTAGCTCCCCGCCTATCAGACGAGGAAATGGACGTAATCGAGCAAGATGAATCAGAAGGTATTTCATCAAGCATGTTAGAGGGAGGTGGTTGGCTACCGTGGGATGTAGAAGACGTGGCGGATATACGCCGTTTAATTTGCACAAAAATGCCAGAAAAATCAAAAAAAGTTTTAGATGCTTTTTTACAAGGTTTAAGTTATAATGATATCGGTTTAACAGAAAAGCATTGGCGGTATCATTTTGCTGCCGGTGTTGCGTTTATTAAAAAGGAACTCAAGCTATGACTACATTTATTGTTGAGCATTTAGTAAAAGGTTACCCGCTATTTGATACTATACAAGGTGTGGAAGATATTGATCTTTCCATGTTTAAAGACGTTCAAACATTGTGGGTGTGCGATACACCGGAAGAAATTTTAGCAGTTGAAACTGAACTAAGAGGCAAACATGCACGATCAAGTAAATAACCCTATACACTACACCAGCCATCCAAGTGGTGTTGAGTGCTTAGAGATTACTAGGCACATGGGATTTAACCTTGGTAATGTTATGAAATACATTTGGCGAGCAGATTTAAAAGGTAAAAATATTGAAGACCTTAAAAAAGCAGCATTTTATTTACAAGACGAAATTGCTTTAAGAGAAAAAAATGAAACTGTTAGCAGTTTTGTTAACTCTACAGACACAGTTAATTTGCCGTGTAATGGCGGCGCTGGCACAAATTATAATTGGAACGATGCTACAATTAACCACACCGAGGAGTGCGGAAAATGAATATTGAAATTGATGATGACATTATGGACGAGTTGGTTGGTAAAAGTATTATTGACAGTTACGTAAATGTTTCTAAAAGTGTTAAGGAAATAGATAAATGGCATGAAGATGACATTGAAGCATGGAAAGAATTACTTCCTGCATTAGCTATTGTAGGTAAATGGTATTGTTTTGATTTTGAAGGGAAAGTAAAAAATGAATCCAAAGATTGACTTAGAAAGCGCCATCATGGTGGTGTGGCAGATAGTTGAAGATATTGATTTGCTATTTCGACATTACAGTGACGCACCAAGACCTATGACCGAGGATGAAGTTATGAATGTGTTACTGGGTATTAAAACACTTCATGATATGCGATGTGAGAATTTAATGGATGTATATTGCCAAAAAATGGAGCTAAACCAGTATTGTGTTGATCCAGAAGAATTAGCAGCAAGAGATCAATTTAATTTCCCAGTTAAAAAGAAAGGTAAGAAAAAATGAGTCCGGAAGATAAACTAAAAAAAGAGATTTTAAACTTCTCTTTTACCGTTGAATTTATTAACGCAATTTTACAAGAATTAGGCGAGCGTCCTTATAAAAGTTCAGCTGGTTTAATTGCATTAATTCGCCAACAAGGAGAGCCACAATTTAAAGCTATGCTAGAAAAGGAAACAGCTAAGAATGGATGATAACTTTATCCGTCAGTTTTTAAAACATCGTAAATTTGGTACCAAAATTGCGGACAACGTCGATGAAAAAACTAAAAAGACAACAGCAGAACAGGAAATGGAGCACCGCCTTTTAGCAGAAGCTATGACTAAAGGCATTGTTAATGAAATGATGCCAACTTTTAGAAAAATGATTGAGGACGAACAAAAAGCTAAAGAAAAGCCTGTACGCAATATTATCATTCCGGATTAAGGGCGGTTTTGGTTGGTTTTTTGCATTAGTAGATATAGGACTCCTTGTGAAAGGCTCCGTATAATGGCTTAAAACGCCATTACCAGTAAGCGAGAGGTGACTGGACTCCTGGCAGCCGGAAAGACGGCCCCCATCAATAAAGGAATTATATGGCAACCAAAAAATCAACTCAAAAATACGTATTTAAGCCGGAAATGTGCGATCGTATGATTGAACTAGGGCGTCAAGGTGCGTCTCAAAAAATGATTTGGTCCGATCTAGGTATTTCAAAATCCGCAGCAGATACATTCAAAAAGAACCATCCAGAGTTTGCCGATTCACTGGATATGGCATTGGTTCACTCACAGGCACACTGGGAGCGTGAGCTTCTAGCAAACATCGAAAACAAAGGCTACAACAGCCGCCTCGCTGAAATAGCACTCAGAGGTCAATTTCAACAAGATTACCGCGAAACCCGCGATACTAAAATTGATGCTAAAGTAGAAATAAAAGTAGATTTCAATAAAGAGATTGCAGATTTGCTTGCCGCCCTAAAATAAATATTTTTTTAAATTCGTTAAAAAGGGGCTTGACTAGCCCCTTTTTTTGCATTAGTATGTATACTTCTTAAAACGAATTGAAAGAATAAATTGACAGCCCACGCCATGTTAAGTGCATCGGGAGCCAAAAGATGGCTATCTTGCACACCAAGTGCTCGTTTAGAATCCACCCTTCCAGAACAAAAAAGAAATACCAAAGGGATTGATTTCTCTGCGGAAGGCACTCTTGCCCATTCGCTAGGTGAAGTACGCTTGCGTTTGCAGTTTAATCAAATAGGACACGATGAATATGACCGAGAATATGAAATCATTAAAACGCACCCGATCTATCAAAACTATGAAGAAGCTGAAAGAGAGGACTTTGAAGCCCACGTTGACAACTACGTTCTTTACGTCCGCTCTCAAATTGGTGAAGGAGACACACCGCTTTTTGAACAGCGTGTGGACTTCTCTGAATGGGTTCCTGATGGCTTTGGTACGGCCGATGTGGTTATTCTTTCTGAACACTCCATTCGCGTTATCGACCTTAAATTTGGAAAAGGAATTCCAGTTTACGCAGAAGACAATCCTCAACTCAGACTTTACGCACTCGGGGCATACGCCAAGTTCAAAGAAGAGTTCCCAAACATTAAAGAAGTTAGCTATACCATTCACCAACCTAGACTCGACTCAATCAGTACCGACGGAACAAGCATACATAAACTTGTCGACTGGGCGAACTATTTTGTCAAACCCAAAGCCAAGAAAGCGTGGTCCGGCTCGGGTGACTTCCTCCCCGGAGAGTGGTGCCAGTTCTGCCGTGCCAAAGCGACGTGCCGCTCCCGCAGCGACTTCAACACAGAGCTTGCCAAGCAAGACTTCCAAGAGCCAGCCCTCCTCAGCCAAGACGAAATTATTGAAGTCCTTGCCAAAGCCCAAGATTTAAGAACATGGGCAAATGATGTAGAAGAGTACGCACTAGAACAGGCCATAACCTGTAATGTTATTCCTACAGGCTTTAAGCTGTCAGTTACAAAGACTCACCGCAAGATATCAGATAACCAATTAGCGGCAACAGTGCTTATTGAAAAGGGTATGCCAGCGGAACAGATTTGGAATCAGCCAACACTTAAATCTATCGCATCATTGGAAAAGATTAACAAGCAAGCAGCGGCATGGTTGGGTGATTTAGTTTTACGTCCAGACGGAGCACCAAAACTGGTACGTGTTAAACAAGCTGCTAAGGAGGACTTTGCATGAACGCATTAACGCATGAACGCATGAACGCATGAACGCCTGGTTAATTGGTTTGATTGGTGTGGTGTATACTATTGTGGCAATTCAATTTATTATGAAAGGTCAAGTCGGTATGGGTATTTCGTTTTTAGGATATGCTTTAGGTAATGTGGGCCTAGTTATGGTAACATTACAACTATGAATATTGAATACTCTGGATATAAAATAGAAGTTCCCGATTATTTAATAGAAAAGTATACAAAAGATTTTGATGGTTTACCCGGTAGCGGAAATAGAGAAGCTGTGTTACAATTAAGATATGATATGTATGAAGTACTCGATTACATAGCAGAAGATCCAGAAGCATTAGACGAGTATGAGTACAAAGCAGATTTTATTAACGCAATGGCAGTACAAAAAGCATTAGAGTTTCACGGAATATTGCACGATTCGTAAAAGTGTGTATAATAGCGTTAAGGGTAGACGAACTGGCCCCTATTGAAGTCCAGTTCTAATGTAAATAGGAAATAAAATGCAATCCAACAAAGTTAAAATCGTAACAGGTAAAGTTCGTTTTTCATACGCTAATGTATTTCAGCCAAAAGCTGGTATGAATGGTGGCGAACCAAAGTATTCAGTTTCTATTCTTATCCCTAAGTCCGATGTTGAAGGTGTTGCAAAGATTAAAAAAGCCTTTGAAGATGCTAAGACAACTAACGCAGCGTTCTTTGGCGGCTCAGTACCAAAAGGTTTAAAAGGCGGTTTGCGTGATGGTGATGAAGAGCGTGATGATGCAGCTTATGCAGGTCATTATTTTATCAACGCCAACAGCGCACAAAAGCCTCAAGTTGTAGATGCAAATCGTGAAGAGTTGTTTGACCAAAACGAGTTCTATAGTGGTTGTTATGGTCGTGCATCTGTAACATTTTACCCATACAATGCCGCCGGTTCTAAAGGTATTGCGTGTGGTTTAAACAACCTACAAAAGTTAGCTGATGCTGATAAATTAGGTGGTGGTTCTTCAGCAGCTGATGATTTCGCAGTATAAGTAGTAAATTGCCCTAGAGGCCTTTGTAGTAAGTAGTGCAGGGAGTGTCCATAGAAACTATGGCCTCCCTTTTTTCCCACCATATAATATAGAGAACAATAAGGAAAACAATTTTGGATCAGTACATGGAATATATCGCGGCAAGCAGATACGCCCGTTACCAAGACGATAAAGGTCGTCGTGAGACCTGGCCTGAAACAGTGACAAGATTTACAGATTATATTTTTACCAGAACACCTGCAATTACCGAAAATACAGAATTAAAAGCTGAGTTATACAACTCTATTGTTAACCTAGAATTAATGCCTTCCATGCGAGCCATGATGACGGCTGGAAAGAGTGCCGATCGTGATAATACTTGCGTTTATAATTGTGCTTATATGCCTGTGGATGATCCTAAGAGCTTTGACGAGGCAATGTTCATTCTCTTGTGTGGCACTGGCGTCGGATTCTCAGTGGAGTCCAAAAATATTAATAAGCTGCCCGAAGTGCCAGAGCGCTTATTTGATTCAGAACATCGAATCACCGTACATGATTCAAAAGAAGGTTGGTCTAAGTCACTGCGACTTTTGCTTGCCACTTTATGGGCTGGTGAAATCCCTAAATGGGACGTGTCAGCCGTTAGACCTTCCGGAGCACGACTCAAAACATTTGGCGGACGAGCTTCCGGGCCGCAACCACTGATTGATTTGTTTGAGTTTACTGTAGCAACATTTAAAAACGCTAAAGGCCGTCGCTTAAATTCATTAGAGTGCCATGACCTGATGTGTAAAATTGGTGAGGTGGTAGTGGTTGGTGGTGTGCGCCGATCAGCTATGATTTCACTTTCCGACTTAGACGATGAAAGGATTCGATATGCTAAAGCTGGCCCATGGTGGGATACTGCCCCGCACCGCGCTCTTGCAAACAACTCTGCGGTTTACAATGAAACTCCAACCGTTGGCAAATTCATGGAAGAGTGGCTTTCGCTATACAACTCCCACTCAGGGGAACGCGGTATATTTAACCGCGAAGCTGCAAAGAAAACTGTTGAGAAATATGGTAACAGGGACCCTAACTACGAATTTGGAACGAATCCGTGTTCGGAAATTATTTTACGTCCTTACCAATTCTGCAACCTCTCTGAGTGCGTAGTACGACATGACGATACTAAAGAGACCTTGTTGCGTAAAGTGCGGCTTGCCACCATCCTTGGTACAATCCAGTCCACCTTCACAAAGTTCCCCTACTTGCGCAAAGTGTGGCAACGTAATACTGAAGAAGAGCGCCTACTTGGTGTCTCCCTCACTGGAATCTACGATAATCCCCTTCTCACAACCCAAGGACCTAAATTAAATGCCTTACTTACAGAACTTAGAGAGTGCGCTAGAAGTACAAATGAAGAATGGGCAGCTGCTCTCGGAATCCCTGTCAGCGCTGCTATCACATGCGTCAAGCCAAGTGGAACAGTATCCCAGCTTACTAATTCGGCGAGCGGCATCCACCCTCGCCATGCTAAATTCTATATCCGAAGAGTGCGAGGAGATAAAAAAGATCCTCTCTCCCAATTCCTTATTGGACAAGGAATTCCAGCAGAAGACTGTGTTTACAAACCCACCCAAACTACCGTCTTCAGTTTTCCACAGAAAGCCCCCGATGGACTTACCAGAGACGACGTTACCCCAATCGCCCACCTTGAGCTCTGGCTTACCTATCAGCGATATTGGTGCGAGCACAAACCCTCTGTTACGATCTCGGTTGCGGAAGGAGACTGGCCTAGTGTTGGAGCCTGGACATGGAACAACTTTGACGAAATCAGCGGAGTTAGCTACCTCCCCTACGACGGAGGAACTTACCGTCAAGCACCGTATACTGAATGTACTGAGCAGGAATACGAAGAACTAAAAGCAGCTATACCTGTTATTGATTGGAGCCAACTTAAAGAGGAAACCGACAATGTAGAAGGCGTCCAAATGCTTGCTTGCAGCGCTGGCGTTTGTGAGATATAATTAAGTTTTACATGGTGGTTGGTTTGGGGGCGCAGTCCTGGCCCCCTTTTTTCCCGATACGTCGGTTACCCTAGGAGTGAGTGTGAAAACATGTCAATCGTGTAGTGCAAACTACATATCAAAAGTGGTTTGGCAAAAATATTGTTCAGCAAAATGCCGAAATCACAACCCGAATAAATCCAGAACAACAAAAAAGTTTCAACAGGGTCGTAGAGAGGCGATTAATAGCATTAAATTAAGCCGAGGCTGTGCGCAATGCGGATATAATAAACACCCTGCAGCACTACAATTTAATCATATTAAAGGGGAAAAACTATTCAATATATCGCAAGACCCCAAAAGAAAATGGGAAACCATTTTTGCAGAAATCGCCAAATGCGAAGTATTGTGTGCTAACTGCCATGCTATTCATTCGGTAGAAAACAAACATGGTTGGACAAAACGAAAGGTAAAAAATGTTGATTAATTTAGACTTTGAAGTGCGAAGTAACATTGATTTGCCAACTCATGGATTAGACATATACGCAAGCGACCCAAGCACCGAAGTGATTTGTATGGCGTATTCTATTGATGGGGGTCCTGTAAAACTTTGGACCCCAGATATGCCTTTGCCAATGTTTATGTACGAAAGAAACAATTGGTTTCAAGGGTGGAATGTTATGTTTGAATGGCACATTATGAAATACGTGCTTAAATTGGACATTCTGCTTGAAAGATGCATTGATACTATGGCTATAGCAGCAGCCAATAACGTGCCACAGAGTTTGGAAGATGCTGCTATATTTTTAGGTACTGTGGAGCAAAAAGACCCCATTGGTAAGCGACTCATTCAAAAGCTATGTAAACCAAAGAAAGACGGTACATTCGACAAAGACCCGGTTTTGCTAAAACAGATGTATGATTATTGTATGGGTGACGTACGCACAGAGATGGCCATAGGAAGCGTTTTAAGGCCCCTTACAGCCGCCGAACAAGAAGTATATACTCTGACACAGCAAATTAATGATCGAGGCGTACCAGTTGATCCTATAGAGCTCCAGAATGCCTGTAAAGCTGTATTGGGGGCACAGGCACAGTTGGACCAAGAACTCATCGCTATGACAGGTTTTAAGCCCTCAGAAAGGGCTAAATTGCTCGGTTGGTTGAATGAAAAGGGTGGAGATATGGCTGATATGACCGCTAAGACCGTTTCAGCTAAGTTAGTAGACACTAACTTACATAAAGACGTACGTAGGGCATTAGAATTACGCCAAGAAGGGAGCCAAACTAGCGTGGCTAAGTACGCTAAGATGCAGGAGATACAACGTGAAGGACGGATTAGGAATACATTGGTATATCATGGCGCTAGTACTGGCCGCTGGGCGAGCCGTGGTGGCCTCAATTTACAGAATATTGCTCGTCCCACACTCGAAGATGCTGAGATTGAACGCGCGATACCACAGGTATTTGGAGGGGCAAGTGGCACAATGGCAGAACTTTCAAGCCTCGTTAGATCTGCGATCAAAGCACCTTCGGGCAAAACCTTCGTTGACGTGGATTTTAGCTCAATTGAAAACCGAGTTGGCGTCTACCTGGCTGGGCAAAAAGACAAGGTCGAGCTCTTTAGAAAGGGATTAGATGAGTACAAGGTCTTCGCTTCGGAACGCTTGTACCATATACCATACGATGAGGTCACAAAGGAACAACGCCAGGTTAGTAAGTCCGCGGTATTGGGCGCGATGTTTGGCCAAGGAGCTAAGGGACTTGTTAAGTATGCTGAAGGGATGGGGGTTAAGCTGAGTGAGGTTCAAGCCAAGAGCGCAGTAGATGGTTACCGCAGTTCGTATTCGAAAGTGAAGGAGCTGTGGTCATTGTGCGAAAATGCTGCGATTGAAGCAGTAAGCAATCCCGGCAATCCATTTCGGGCGGGACAGCATATTGTGCTGAAAGTTGTGAAAGAAACACTATGGATGAAATTGCCAAGCGGTAGGTTGATTTGCTGGCAGAGGCCACAACTCGATTTGGTCACAACTCCTTGGGGGACTACTAAGTATGGGGTCACTGTTCACAGTTTGAATACCTACACCCGGGCTTGGACTAGGAACCAACTCATTGGTAGCTCTATCTTTCAATCCGCAGTTCAGGGAACCGCCAGAGATTTTTTGGCAAATGCGATGCTCAATTTGGAGAAGAAGGGCTATGAGATAATCAATTCTATCCATGATGAGGTATTAATCCTAGTTGATGAAGAAAATGCAAAGTTAGTATTGGATGGTGAGGTTATGCAAATTATGACAACCCCACCAACATGGGCCCCAACATTTCCTCTAGCAGCAGAGGGCTGGGTCAATAAGCGTTACAGGAAGTAATTACTTAGGTGGTGTATTGGATTGGTTGGCTGAATAAGCCGCCAATCCACCAATTAAAGGAGCTTTTTCTTTTAACTTTTGCCCTGCAACTCTAGCAATGTCCGGCCTAGAAAGCGCTGCAGCTTTTAGCGCTGCTTGAACTGGAGGAGCGGCATAAATGTGGGAACCAGTTAATGCAGCTCCCGCAATCCCTAATTTTGTTGTAGCGTCCAATGGTAGTGCCTGACCTATAGCTCCCGTTCCCCCTAGTCCCAACATACCATACATAATCCTATGTTTTGCATAAGCGTCGTTTGCTGTGTTAGAGACGTCCTCTAAAGTTTTGTCTAAAGCTTCTTTTTTGGTATCAACTTGAGTTTTTAATACTTCTTTTTCAGCTTCTTTTTGTGTTTTTAAATATGCTTTTTGATTAGCAATATTTTTGTTTTGCAAAGTTAAATTCGCACCCATTTCAGCGGCTTTTTCTTTTTTCTTAGCAGTTAACTGAGTTTTGAAAGTATCGTGACTAGCTTTTAAAGCTAACTTTTCATCTGCCATTTTTTGATACGCAGCAAGTGCTTCTTCTTGAAGTCTTGAATCACCAGCAGCAAAACGTTTATTTGATGATTCAGATTTTAATGCTCGTAAGAAATCTTTAGGGTCAAACTTACCGCCCTTTTCCATATATGTATTTAAATACCCAGCTGCTGTTTGTGGTACTTGTAAAGCTGAGTGAACCGCATTAGCTTTTTTAATTATATCCGAGCCTTCAGTGCCCTCAATAATATCCATCCATTTATTTTTAAGGTTAGTTACCGCACTACCGTATTCGCGGTCTGTACCAGAAGAAAGGGGGCCTTTGTAGTTTTGAGCCTCTGCACCTAAATCTTTAAATATATTATGCCATTGTCCAGCAGATATTAACTTAGAATCCCCAGCAGTATCTTTTATTTCATCTACTCTACTAGCTAATTTATTATATAAATCAGAACCTTCTCCACCAAGACGGTGTTTACTTGCATCTAATACGGATTTAAGTGAATTTAGCTCATTGTCTCCAATTCTGATATCTCCAACTTTTTCAATACCACTATCGTATAGTTGCTTTTCAACACCTTGCGCAAACTTAATAGCTTCGGTACCTTGGTGCTCATCCGGAAGCGTTACCCCAACAGGGTCTAATGCTTTTTGTATAATAGGCCGACTAAATTCATTAGCATGACGTTCGTTCATGTTATCTGTTGTAGTTTTTACAAAATCATCATAACGGTTTTGTAAATCTAATTTATCAGAATCTAATTTTGCTTTAGCTGCAGGAACAACTACACCTTTTTGGGTATTTGTTAAGCCTACATTGGCATTTGCCAATTGAGTATCAAGCTGTGCTGCTTTTTCTTTTGCAGTTTTTGTTATGGAGCCTTCAATGTTTTTGGCTGCATCTGTAAAGCTTTTTTGGCCTTTTGATACCAAAGAGCTTATTCCACCAAAAGGTATATATGCACCAATGTCTTCGGCTTTTTGTGCTAAACCACCAACAACCTGCCCAAAGCTACCTTTCATAATTTGCTCTTTGGTGAAACCTTGAGCTAACAAGTCTTTAAAACGCTTCATAGCTGGATCAAGAGCAGTGCCAACCATAGAAGCACCCTTAGTAAATACTGGGCCTAAAGCAGCACCTGTGCCAGCCTCTGCAGTATGTTGCTCCGCAAATCCTGGCTCTGTTATATCTTTTCCTGTAGGGGCTAAAAAAGAAGAAGTTCCACCTAAACCTGCAGCTTGTGCGTATTTACTGCCTAGTGTTTTTTCTAACCAAGCTGGGCCAGTTTCTAATAATTTAGCTGCACCCGGAATACGTTCCATTAACTCAGTAGCTTTTGGAAGCATAGAAGTTGCTTCTGCAACTTTACCTGCAGCGCCACCAGGGATCATAAGTCCTGCAACATCGCCACCAAGACTAGATAGGGATGCACCTAAACCACTATGTTGTTTAAGATACTCGTCCCGGGCCATTAGTGCTTTCGCTGGCGCACCCCAACCAGCATATTCTGCTAATGCTGCTGGTGGTTTAGCTATAGCATTTAGCATACGCTCAGCGGAAACCCCTGCGTCACTTAAATTACCTAATTTAAAACCACTACTTTCTTCAACAGGAGCGGTTTTAGCTTTTTGAGCAACATACTCATCAGGGTTAAATCCGGATACAGTTACATTTGGTCCGGGCTGTTCTAATGGCGCGCTTTTTTGGGCTACATAGGCATCTGGATCAAAAGCCATTATTTAACCTCTCCTAAATGTTTTCTAACTTCAGCAGCTTTTGGATGGTTTGGATTTTCAGCAAGCCATTTACGTGCACCGTCATCTGTGTGCATATTTTTAAAAGCCTCAACAGTATTTGTAAGAATATTTGTGGATGTTTGCTGACCAATACCACCTTCACGATTCCAATTTGCATTAGCTGTTTGTGGATCATCTTGGTGTCTATTTAAGTATTCTAAATGCGCATTGTCAATCATAGCTTTTGCTTTTTGCATTTGATATATAGACTTAATATACACGTTTTTATCGCTAATACCAGCTAAAGTTTTAGCAAAGTTATCGGACTCTTTACCCGTGTATTGCGCACCCATTGCTGCTTTAGCGCCTAAAGCAACTTGACTTTGTTTTACATTTTCTAAATTTTGACCAGCTAAATAAAATGCTTCTTCTTGAGGAGTAACTAATTTAGGTCCGCCTGCCATTTCGGCCAGCATTTTTAATTTAATAACTTCCATTTTTGGTGCTCCACCTGGGCCAAAATCAGCTTTAGTTATTGCATCAAGCGCTTTATCAGCATTGGTAACATCGTTTCTTTGAACGTCTACTCTAGACGTTAAGTCTTTTTGTGGTCCTTCAATAAACGCTTTATTACCTGCTGCTAAGTTAGCATATTTAGTAGCTACACCCGGTACAGAGGTATCACCAGCCAAGGGAGATGGTATATCTCCGGTTGTTGGTTGTGCCCCAGGTTGTAGAGCGGCTTTCATTGCAGGTAAAGTAGTTGCTGGTGCACCTGCTACTGGAATTTTTTGCCAATGAACGCTGTCTTTTCCGTATGGTTGGTAGTAGCCTTTTTGAGCCAACTCAGTACGCCCAGCAGTTGTAAGTTTATCTGTTTCAATATCTAAAACATCTCCAGCGGGCAAAGTTTCATGCGGGCTTGTACCAGGTTTAGCAACAGGTATGCCATTGGGTTGAATGCCTGGAGTTCCAGCAGCAACGCTAGTTTGATACAGAGCTTGACCTTGTTGAGGGGTACGTTGTGCACTAGTAATACGAATACTTGGGTCACTAAACACACCAGCACCTGTAGAGGGCGCAGCCTGTGTTGGCACATTAGCTTGTTTAAACAAAGCCCCAATATCTGGCATAGTTTTAGTTTCACGACCTTGTGCATCATAAGTAGTTGCTGGCTCAAATGATTTAGGAAATGTTTGGCGCAATAGTTCGCGGTTTTGTGGGGTATCTTGCATACCCTTAACAGCATCCATAATTTTAAGTGCATCTGGCTGTTTAACATTATAGCTAGTTAATAGCTTTTGAAATTCAGGTTGATTTGTAGCACTTAAATACTTAGCCCATTGTTGCTGGTTTGCTGGAATTCCAGGAATATCCGCTCCCCCGGAGCCCCCAGTACCGCTTGCACCACCAGCGCCCCCGGATTGGTTCATAAACTGGTTTAAGGTTTTAGTTTGATTTTGTGCGGCTTGCAAAGAAGCCATATTTTGCGCAATATTATATTTGTTAGAGCGATCTTGCTCTTCTTGACGTTGGATTTGTTCAAACCCAGGGGTTTTATCATACTTAGTCCAAGCACTAGCTTTTTGCAAACTATCTTGAAACTTTTTATATGGGTCATTGTATTCATCTAACATTTTTTGCATGTTACCAAGAATAGCTTTACTAGACTGTTCGTCCATAGATACCCCAGCTGTTGGGGAAATAGTAGACATTGCGCCTTTTCCGCCGCCGGTTACTTTTACTGGTGTTCCGAGCGTACTTAAACCCGCTGTAGGCGTTCCAGAAGTATCTACATCTGCTGATAAAGGTGCTGTTGGGGTATCTGCCATAATTGTTCCTTGTTATACTGGAGTTGTTGTGTCAACTGGAGGAGTGACAAAACTACTACCATCAGTAGGAGTAAAAGTTCCTCCAGTTGTAGCGCCAGATTGTATGCTAGTTGTGTCAACTGGTGTAGAAGAACCTAACCCAAGACTACTTAAAATACTGTTACCTAAGCCTCCAAAACTACTTCCTGTAATTCCTAAACTTCCTAATAGTCCACTTGCTGCCGAGGGTACACTAGATAGAGAACCTAACATAGACAACGGAGACATTTGATTTTGTTGGGATACAGTTGTTGGGGCGTTTACTGAATTTACTAAATTTGCGTAGTTTAATGCACCTTGGTACGGAGCATTCATTTGAGCAGCGCCAGTTGTTAGGCCTGCTGTAATTCCTTGATTAGCAACACTGCCTTGTGTACCAGCGGCGGTAGCTCCTGTAGCTTGGTTCTGCAATGCAGATTGCATTTGCTGTGCAGCCAGTGTATCAAACGCATTAGTTTTAGCAGTATCTACTGCTGTTTGGCCACGTAAACTACCAAAGTTTCCTGAACCAATTGCTCCAGCCTCTGTACCAGCCGTCATGGTTGGCATAAGTTGGTTTAACTGTTGGTTTTGTGCAGCAAACAAACCGCCCATAGCAGTTTGTGTGTTGGGGGTCACTGCCCCAGTTGTTGGATCAGTAATCCAAGGGTTAGCAGCACCAGAAGCAATAGTATTTAAACTTGTATTCGCTTGTGTGAAAGGGTTATCAGCACCAGGTTGTAAAGTATTAACCGCGCCTTGAGCAGTTGTTTGACCAAACGATGGGGCAGCACTAGAAGCGGTACCGGCTTGGTTAATAACATTTTGCTGCGCCGTATCCATCCAGGTTGGCAGCGTTGTTTGTACCTGATTTGTATCAGTTAAAAGATTGTTTAACCCAGAGGAGGTAGTAGTACCAGCCATTATTTGCTCACTTTTTGTTGTGCTTGTAATAAATAACCCAACGCACCCTTACTATCTGGAGGAAGGTGCTTAGCGTCGTGCTTTTGTTTATGTTCTCTAACTGTTTTTAAAAACGCATCTAATACATGCGCACCGCTATCGTTACTACCGTTACCCAATGCTGCCACCACATCAGCGGGGATTACAAACTCGCCATTGGCTAACATAGCTGGTACAGAATCAGATGTTCCATCACCAGCACCTCTAACAAAAGAGTGCTGTAACGAATGCAAGCCACCTTCACTAAAGAATTGTGGGTTATGACTTTGAGGAAGTGTTCTTTCTTCCATATTGGTTGGCCCACCAGCTTGCATGTGTGGCATGTTAGTTAAAGGAGAACCTTTTTCCCCAAATAAATCCGCATGAGTAGTTTGATGTCCGCGTATTAACTGTGGGGACATTGGTAAACTTCCACCATCTGCTTTATGAATTATACCACCATTTTTGGCTTGTTGAATCTCTTGCAAAGATAGGGGGTTAATTGCTGCTGGGGCATAGCTAACAGTAGGATCAGGAGTATTACCAAATAATGAGGAAATTTGAGTTCCTTTTAACAGCGTTGCTTTTGGTGCAGCTGGCATAGCATTTGTTCCCATTGTCGTTGATGTACCTGTACCTGTACCTGTACCTGTACCTGTACCTGTACCTGTACCTGTACCTGTACCTGTACCTGTACCTGTACCTGTACCTGTACCTGTACCTGCTGTTCCTGTTCCTGTACCTGTACCGGCAGCAATAGCTGCTAAAGCTGCAGCAGCGCCGGCACCAATTGCCGTACCTGTACCGGTACCTGTTGCTGTTGTCCCTGTACCCGTACCGGTACCTGCAGTAGCTCCAGTGTTTGTTACTATCCCTGTGCCGGTTCCTGCAGTTGCTCCAGCTACAGTGGTTCCTGTTGCAGCAGTTCCTGTTGTTGGTGTAGTACCTGTTCCGCTAACAGGGGTTGTGGCTATTGGCGTTGTTGTAGTACCTGTTGTTCCGGTTCCAGTACCTGCTGTTCCTGCACCAGTGCCCGCACCACTTGTTCTGGTACCACCAGAACCAGTTTGGGCTCCAGTAATATCATCCAATATTCCTGAAGCTGTTTGGTCCGTTGGATTTTCAATTGCAGCTATTTGTGTATCATGTTGAGCTTGTGTAATAGTACCGTTTTGCAATTGGGTATCTAACGAATCCATTGCAGCTATTTGATCCGAAGTCAATGCAGAAGCGTTTGGAGTTCCTTGAGTAGGACCGCCACTAACAGGATCCCCCGTTGGCTGTACAGGGAACACATCTGGAATTGGGGTCCCGCCAGCGGTTATATTAGTGCTAGTATTTGGTAAGCCCATCACACCAACACCCGGACCAGCTACCTGGCCTGATTGGCCTGTAAAGGTGGCCCCCGTTGTCCCTGTTGCCGCAGTGTTTATAGATCCGTCTGAATTGTATACTGTGTTTGTAGCAGGATTAAAATATCCAGTTGATCCATCTGGATTTTTAACTTGAACGGTATTTGCTAAATCAACGGGGGATCCAGCTGAAGTATTAACTGGGGGGCCAGAAGTTGTTCCCGTAGCATCAATAGGGCTTTTAGCATTTATATCTATGGTAGTTGTTGATGGTAATCCAGACCCAAATGTATCCGCATATTTTGAAGACTGTGTAGAAGCCCCGATAATCTGACCAAGGTTATTGGTTAATGCTGTAGCAAGGTTTTGATTATTGAGTATTGCACTAGCGCCAACTTTGGCTACGGCCCCAATTGCGTTTGTGACACCGCTTAACGTTTCCGGAGCAATACCAGCTGTTAAGTTCCCAGCGTAATCCCCAATTGCTGTGGCAGCTAAATTGTTTGTAATAGCACTAAGTAATTTTGCTGGATCCCCGCCTGTAGCTACTGAACCTAAAGCAGTAGCAGTTGCGCTAGTTAATAATCCAACTACTTGGCTTTTTGTTAGATTAAGTGCGCTTGCTACATCTTGAATATTAGCATCACCAAATAAGGATGTTACTGCGCTAGGTAGTCCCGCAGACACGCCTCCGCCTATTGCACCCTTTAATGCTGCAGTTTTAACATCCCCACCAGTGGTTGCAGCAACTAATGCAGAAGTACCCGCACCTAATACTGCAGCACCTAAAGTTGCAGCTCCTGCAGCTCCAGCACCTAATACAGCCTCACCAATAGCTAAAGAAGCCCCTGCGGTAAATGGGGCTGCTGCCATCATTGCCATGACAGGTAACACAGTTCCAAAATTAACATTACCAGCACCAGCAGCGTTGTTGGCTGCTATTGTGTTATACGAGCTTTGGTATTGCTGATTTACTATGCTATTAATTTGTGCAGGAGCTATTCCTGCTTGTTGTGCTGCACCTGATATGTCTTGAATTTTTTGCTGCAACGCCGGAATATTTTTTCCACCGCTATAAGTCTTATCCATTGCCATACTACCGGCATAGTTTTGTAGCAAATTATTATAGTATAGTCCCGGGTTAGTGGACTTATAATTATACAAGGTCTGAGCTGCTTCAGGAGTCAAACCTAATCCTGCTATATCTGGATTATTAATAGCCGCGTTAGTGGCGGTTGGTATAAATTGACTAGCTGACGTTGCTCCACTATCTGACCCCTGTCCGGGAACAAACTTGTAATTCATTGCCGATGGATCTGTAGGGGCGTTTGTTGGAGTCCAAGTTAATATGGGCCCAGATTCATTTGGGTTAGGATTGGCACTACTAACTTGTGTCCATCCTGGAGGAGGGTTGGCTTCACTATAGCTACCTACGTTGGTAGGAGTTTGAGCTGCTTGGTATTCTGGTGTACTTTGAATGGCCGCATTAATTGAACTTAACGGAGCACCAGCAGCCATTTGCTGCTCCCAATAGGCTAATCCACCAGCATCAGGAGCACGATTTAAATTCTGCTGATAAAGCTGAGAGATCTGCGAAGCGTATTGTGCTGGATCCGATGAGGCCATGTTTTACCGTTTAGTTTATTCTATATACACTAATGCAAAAAATAAGGCAAAAACGCCCTAGTTTAGTGGGATTTACCGTTAATACTTAACGACACTTCATTGGCCCAATCTTGCCAGTTTTCAAAAGTATCCGGGTCAGGAATTGGAAAAGCAGAAAACGTAAAAGTACTGGCAATTAAAGATGCTGCATCTTTCCAATTTTCTTCAGAAGTATGTGGGATGTTTAGTTGACCATAATAAATAATGAAATTACCGTTCCAGTCTTCCCAGCTTGATAGCTCTGGAACAAAAGGAAAAAACTGCTGATTGTGTTTATTGACATAAGTTGTCAAGGTCTTTCGTCCCCAAATTCAGCAGTAATCATTAAACGTCCCATTTCAAAATTACCATCAATGGTATTAGATTCAAACTTAATGCGAACTAAACGATGTTCTACACGAAGGTCAATTTTGTCTGTACCTGGTTCGAAATAGAAAGGTCCAGAATCCTCTTCAATAGTACTATTTGCAAACTTACGCCCTAAAATCGACATAGACATGGTGCCTGTTTGCAAAAAGTTAGGCTCAATACGGCGTAAGTGCATCCGTCGATTGACACCAACTAAACTATCTTGACTTGGATTGCCTGTTAGCCAACTGATATCGCTAGTAGTAATGCTTGAATAGACTGCGCTTTCAGTGTTTAAATTAACTTGGTTTTGACCAAACTCATGCTGCCAAATAGTAAACCCGCCACTTTGAATAAATACAGAAGAACCAACCGCTGGAGTAAAAGGAGATTCTTCAGTGAAGGTAATTAAAGTAACACCTGGAGTGCCTATTGTAGTGTTGTAAATAAGTGTTGCAGCAGATACTTGATAGGTTGTATTAAAATCTCCAGTTGTGGTAAACGTGAAGATTGTTCCTGGAGCCAGCTGAGGTGTAACATCACCAGATATATACATTTGATCTAAGCCAGGTGCTGCTAGACTAGCTGGGTGCTGTATTACTGTAAGCGGGGCACTAAAGGAGGGATTATAATTCCAACTTGCCCAAATAGGTGTTGGAAAAATCTCTGTTGTATATCCACAAGAGCGCTGAGCTCCAGTTGCTTGTCCAGCATCATACCAAATCTTATCTTTAGTATTATAAATAATAGCATCTGTACACTCTGTTGCTGTACCTCTAGGATAAAAGAACCAGATCTCGTTGTATCGTGGAACTTTAGTAGCCCACACTTTTTGACGTTGTGTATAGTTAATGTTATCAAAAAGATAATTTACGTTTTTATCATTAGGAACTACTACTACACTACCGTTATAAGCATAGAATCGGTCAACACCCATCCACCAATAGACGCCATCCATCTCCACAATTGCATTGGAAGACATGATTGAAATTTGACTGGAAATAATATCATAGGTCCAGTATTGGCTAGTAGGTGTTGTACTAGAAGCTGAAGAGTTAAAAGAAACGCGAATAAGGGAATCGGTAGCCCAAAATAAACCTGCGGGAGAGTTAGTACCCCCTCGCATTGGCATACCTTTAACTATCTTAGAAGACGACACGTTAGTTTGGTTTGCTAAAGGCCCATTCCAATCATAGAAGTTTTGACTTGCGTAAGTGCTACTAACGTTATTATTAGCAATATAGCCATGTGAGCCATAAACAAAAATAAACGGATATAGTACTGTAACCCCACCATCAACACTAATTGGTTGGTATGTTGGATTTTGCCCGCCGCTATCGGAAAGGCCAGTAAAGTTCCAAGTGTTTGCTGAAGTAGGAGCGATATTTCCAACTAAAACTTGTGATGGAACCCCGTTATCAATATCAATTAAGTTATATCCTGGATGCGCAAAAATAGATAGCTGACCACCCTGTGGGCTAAATTGAGCATCAAATTGCCAAGTAACACGGTACGGACCATCTTGAGGGTCTTCAATAAAGGTAAGAACATTATTAAGCCAAACTGTTGTTGGGCTTCCTGACAACGTTCCTGTAAAGTTTACAGTTGTATTGGGGGCTGTATAAGAAGATGTTGTTGTAACATAGTTTACCGGGGTAATCTGGTTAAAGATTACATTAGTTCCGGTTGGAAACTGTGAAGTAACATTACCAGCAATTACAAAACTAGATGTGGTGTGAGATACTAATGTAAACGGAACAGTTCCTGGAAGCGTATTTGCAGTAAAAGGCCCGCTACCGGTACCAAAGTTAATCCCACAAGTAAACACATCAAGCTCTTGATAGTTACCAGCAAAAATGTAGTTGACTCCATTGTATGGTTGCACAACCATGCCACGATATATACCAACGTTACTAGTAAAAAGTGTGCGATAGCCACCCATTTTTTTAGGATCGCCACGCTGGAACCTACACCACACGCCATCTGTATACTGGTCATTTTGAAACTGAGTACCATCGCGCTTAATCCCAGCTGGAATAGCTAAGCTGTAAATTGATGTGTACTGAGAAGGGCCTTGTTGTGGGCTATTCTGTTGTTGCTGATTATCAGCTGCCATTTAAAACTGTCCACCGCTAATTGAGCTTGCAGTAAGCCTTGCATTTATAGTGACTAAAGGGGCAGATAAGTTTGTATTATCTACGTTAATTATTTCTACAGCGTTTGCCGATAACCCCAAAACGCCAGTACCTTGTAGGTATACACCTGTAGTATTATCATTTAAAAACGAGTAAGAGGGCGCCCCAGCATTTCCGTTAACTGCCTTAAACAAAGATGAGGATGAAGAGTTTAAAATATATAAAAACTCACCATCACTTAATAATGTATAAATGTTGCCAGTTGTTAGCGATATTGGCGCTTGGCTGCTACCTTGGTTTTGAAATGTAATATTGTACCCAGATTGGTTAGTATTATTAACCAAAATATACAACTGAGTAATTGCCGGAAACGTTACTGCTAAAGTCTGAGTACGAGTACCAGATTGCGCAATATATGTTTGAATAATTGGAGCATTTGAAACCAGGTTTAATGTATTGGCCGAAATTGCGTCTACATCATATGTTGCAGCTGTGAATACTAAATTGTTTGGGGTTGTCCACCCAACAGTAATATATCCACCGGAACTTGTATTATAAAAAATGTATCCTGAATCACCAGGATTAGTAGCAATTGATGTGCTGCCGTTAATTAGCTGTGGTGATGTTGGTGTAAACGTCAAGGTACCAGAGCCATTATTTCTAAATGCTATAAACCAACCTGTAGTTAAAGACGCAACGGAAGGCAATACAATGTTACCCACTCCCCCCAACCAATTATAAGTTGAAGCCCTACTTACGTTATTGATAGTTGGGGCAGCGGAAATGTTTACAATGTTTTGAGTTACTGCTAATTGCCCGCTTACTGTTGTTAGTCCTGCACCAGCTAATGAAGCTGCATCTGCGGAGGAAGTTCCCGTTCCAAATGTTACATTACTCCAAATACCGGCTGTAGTTGTGTTATTGGTTAAATAAAAGTATTTAGAAACCCCTGGGTTAATTGTTACACTATTTCCGTTAAGAAAGTCTGTAATAACAAAAGAGTTAGTTCCTAAATTCCTAAAAAGAATATCAGCGCCTAGTGTTCCTTGATCTCCTTCAGGCAAACTAATAGTAAGGCCAGATGTGGAAGGAGTACAATCAATAATGCGAGCAGCGGGTGTTTGGCTACCATTAACTGTACTGGGCCAAAAAAGTGATACATTAGCGCTGAAAGGAAGTGCAAGATAAGATACATCTGTTGGGGTAACAACAGTGCCTGTAAAAGGGGATGTGTAAACTGGAGTAGTCATCTATTAAGGTTCCTGAACCGTTGTATTTCGATCCACTCGACGTGAATTGTCTTCTTTTTTAATTGCTGCAAGTGCATCTGTATAATAGCCTTTCCAAACTGGTAGTTTGTCTAAAGCTTTTAAATACCCTTGTGCTTGTAGTAATGCTCCGTACAACATAGCTTGTGGGGCGATAGTTGTCCATAAGTTTTGTTGATTTGCAGTATCTAAAGGCTGAATTTCAGCGTAATAAATAATTTCTACAGGATAACTTTGATCTGGAATAGGAGCAAAGTTCCAGTTATTGTAGTCATAGTCCGCGTAGTATTTAGGAACGCCTTCATCAGATTCTGAAATATACTGAGCTACATAGTCTTGACTACGTAACAAAATAGGCTGTCCATTAACCTTCATAGAAACTGTTTTGCGCCATCTAGCAGGCTTATTGAGAACTGTTTGCTCATCAGCTAATGAGGTTTCTACAACAATAAGTTGCATGAACGTTTTTAATTCAGCTGCAATAGATGATTCTGCTAAAGCTATTAAGTTAGGAATTTGAGCAATAAAATCTGCATCATTACGTTCCATGTATTGCTGGATGTTTAACACCAGCGAATCGTAGGTCATTATTACGCTCATTTTAAAACCTTATATCCATACTTAGCTGCATTTCTGTAAACCCTATTAGTTAATGTAGAATATTTAATTCCAAGGTGGCTGGCTAAATCTTCAAAGCTGTTGTAAATAATACTTTCATATTTGACTTTAACTTTTTTAACATCGGATAATTTTTTACGTTCTTCGGCTGTTTTAATTCTTCCTACAGCCCAAGGAGTTGGTCGGGACATGCCTTTTAAAGGGCTTACGTAATTGTCTCCACGATACTGGGATGCCGGAGGTTTTGCGCCGCCTTCAGCAATATTCCAGCCAATTTGCTTAGTTGGCCTAATCTTTGCTTCTAAATTGTAACAGTATGTTTCTTGACCAATTAAAACAACTTCTTTAATTAAATTGTCCCAGCCATATTTTTTAATAGCTGCTTTAAGGTGTTGATTATCTGAATATCTGCTATGCCTAAACCAGCGAACTTGTGTATTTTTAGAGACACCAACATACCCCTGACTAAACATGTCAGTATGGTCTTTATGACGAATCCAATACAAAGAAGTACTCATCTCGTATAGTAAGAAATATTGGGTTGCAGATAGATTGGAGATTTATCACGGTCTTCTTCACTAGCTTGAAGGAATGCTTTTTCAGCTTGTACTTCAAGATATTGTACTCTAGTCATATCAACACCTGGAATCTGCATTGATAAAGAATGTGATAATTGTTTTTGAACACAGTTTAACCAACGATCGGGAACATAAATTTGATTTGTTAACGATCCAACATCTTGCATTTGAACTTCAACAAGCAATTGAAACATTTGAAAATCATTGTTGGGAACAGGCCACAGGTACATTGAAGGCTCAATAGTACGGTCAAACCAATACTGCAATGAACGAACTGAAGGGAACTGTTTGTTTGGTAAATTCCAGTAATCATCACGATTAAGACGTGCTAGTGGAATAACTTGTTGGCTTGTTGAAAATACAATTTGACGTAATGAAAACGTATTCAGTGTATCGGTATTACGTAAGCGATAGTACGGATATGGTTGGGTAATGTTTATGTTAAAGTAAGCCCACTCACGGTCCCCCAAAGTTGTTTCAGGTAGCGTTTGGGTATTTACCCAAGTGATACCATCGTAACTGGTTTCGTATACTAGATTATATGTATCGGTTGTATTTGGGCAATAAGCATTGAAGCCAACATAGAACACACGTTGTTCCGGATTAAACGCGCCTCCAAACCAGTTTTCAACTAGGGTGGAAGTTGCAAAAACACCTGGAGATAATTGTTGGCTAAATAATACTGAAGCATTTGGATTGTCTAAAGGCAGCGCAGCAGTAGGTTGAAAATTTTGAACATATACCCAGTTTGCTTCACGTACATCAATAACTGTCTTTGGTAGAGTTAAAATTTGTTGGTCTGTTTGTGCACCAAATAGTTTATTTTCTAACAACCAAAGATTAACACCACGGTTGGATAGGTTCTGTAAGTTATAAAACAAAGCCTGTTTGGCTGCTCCAATAAGCTCAGGTGTTATTTCTTCTGCAGTTTTACCAGCATCACGAAACGCGTATGAGATTAACTGGTCAACATTGATTGTTGTCTGTCCAGTTGTATTACTATAGGCCATATTACCTTCCGCGGCCAGCGGCTCGCTTGGTTACTTTATTGGGTAGTTTGGATTGTTTTTTACCAGAAGCTATAAATTCTTTAGCTACTTTTTTCGGTATTCCAAGAGTACTTTTGCCTTCTGCAGCTGCATACATAGCGCCTTGTTGGGCTTTCGATTTTATCGGCATGTTAGCACTTGTCTTTTTTAGCTTTACCGCCTTTTTTCATTGGGGGTGCGCTACCTGGTACTGGAGCTGGCATTGGTGCAGGTGGAGTATTAGGAGCCATTGCTGGGGCAACAGGCAAACCAGTTTGTGCTGGAGTTTGTTGCATTTCTTGACCAGCAAATTGACCTTGTTGGCCTTTACCTAAATATTTTTTAGCATTAGCTAAACGAGCGATTTCTTTAGCTTGCATTAGGTCTTGTAGCGCAGATCCGCCAACAGCCATCTTTTTAATGCCGCCACCACATTTATACTTACTTACTGTACCAACAGCTTTTTTAGCTCGGCCGCCTTTTTTAAGGGTAAGTTCTGTTGCTGGTTCGCCTTTGTGCAGAAAACTCTCATGCTGGCTAACACCTTTTTTGACCATCTGCTTATCAGCAGATATGTCTTTAGATTCTTCTTGTTTGAGCTCTTTGCGAGTTACATATGCAGCTGGCTTAACAGCGCCGCCAATTTTCATCTTTACAATCTTTTTAAATCCGTCCATGGTATTTCCTCGAGGTTTAGTTAAACGGGTGATCGGCCCTTATATCTACTAATGCAAAAAACGGACGATTTACGCCCTAAACTGGTGTTAAAAACAGCTTTTTTTCTTTTTCCCGTCTTGGAGTCAATACAGTAGGGGTAACCCAATTCATAAAGGCATTTGCTGCTTTTATAAGGTCATTATCATTAAGATGACGCACAACTTCAGAGTTTTTAAAATGTTCTTCCCCAATATTAAAGCATAGCGAGTACAGGGCGTCTGATTGGTTCTGGTTGAGGGATACCCTAACAGAACTTGCTACGGCATCGTCACACCACCTTAAATCGTCTTTAAATAGGTCTTCTACTTGTTGGTCTGTTAAAACCTTGTGTAAAAGATATTGTTCGTCGGCTTTTATTAAGTGGCCTACTCCAGTTGTCCAAAGACCTTTAGAATCTTTATATGCGGTATGGCGTTTTCCTTCAAATCCAGTTATAAAATTAAATGTTGATTTTGTAATTGCCATGGTTTTGTTTTCTACTGTTTGAATTAGGGGTATGTTTTGTACTACTAAAATTAACGTGCATAACCATGCTACTAAAAATAGCCTTTTGCCCATGTTAACTCCTATTACTTAATATTTTCGAACGCTTGAAGTTGTGTTAACTGGTCTGCTAGTCTGTTGTATTTTTCGTTGTTTTCGATGCTGATGGAGAGGAGGGTAGTAATGTCAAGGTTGCTGGGGGCGCCATCAGTGCTGCTGGGGCTTGAGGCCTGATTACTTGCACTGGCGTTGTACAACCGGACAAAACCACTACTAATATTACACTGACCATTAGCAACAGCCATATTAACTTGCCTTTGTAAAGTGGCTCCGTTAGCTGATAGTTTATCAATTTGCTGTATGTAATTTGCAACCAAGAAGTCGCCTTTTGCTTGAATGTCATCTTTTTCCTTTAGTGCTTGAATGTTAGCTTTCTCTATTTTAGCAACATAATAGTCCGAAGTCCAGCTGTATGCTCCATAGCCACAAGCAATTCCGGAAGCTGCAGCTACAATAATATAAATATAGATTCCGCTAGTAAAACTTGTAACACTACTTAATATCGTTTTCCACATCTTTAATCTCCTTTGGCTCTGTATCTTTTTTGAGCATAACTGCTGCACCGTGAGCCCCAGCAATAATCCCAATGGCTTCGGCAAAGTCTTTTAATGACGGAATATCATTATGAAACATTTCGTACCCTGCTCCAATAATAACAGCTACAAACGACAGCATCCAAGACCAACGAGCAATGTCGTGGGTCTTGTTATCTGCGCCGGTTAAAAGATCATTAAGGATCTTTTTCATCATTTTCTTAACGAATCTAATTTGTCTTCAATGCGGTGAACTGCTTTAAGAACTTCGTCCCAGCGAGCTGAAAAGTCGTCTTTGTGCATATAGTTTTCAGCTAAGTGTGCCCGAAGGTCATGCACCTCATCTTTAAGAACTTGGACCGCAGTCCAAAGCTCTTTACAAAACCAACCGATGGCGACACAGATAAGTGGTAAAACTGTGTTTATAAGTGTCTGTAAGTCCATTTTATTTTACCGCCTCTAGTACTGAACGAGCAGCAGCTTGATCTAAAGCAAGTTGTGTAATCGCGTTAATATCTGTTGATGGGGCTTTATATACTTGCGGTTCTAATATTACGGGGATAACAACCGATGGCGCTATAGAAGCAGCTGGAGTTGGTTCTAATATTACAGGGGTAACAACCGCTGGAGCTACAGAAGCAGCCGGAGTTGCTTCTTTTAGGGCCTCTAATTCTGCTTGGATTGATGATACTATTGCGTCAATTAATGCCATGGTAATTCCTTAGTTGTGTTAAAAAATTTATTAAATTGCTGCTAAAATAAGTGCAAATAATTCGTCGTATCGTACACCTAAACGAACAGTTCCGTCGGTTAGTACATCAGAACAAAACACGCCGTAGCTATTAGGATCTAGTCCTTGAGCTACAAAAGCTGCTTGGACATCTTGAGCAATAATACCAAAGTGAATACGGGCATCAGCGCCCTTTTTTTGAACTGCATCATTGTATTTAAAACTTTTTAGTATGGGTTTTAATGCCTTACCCACAGCAATTTCAGCAACGGTTAAATTCTGAATCTGTTGCTTTTCATTTCCATCAGAAGTATTAATTGTTCCTGTTGTGGCATATACGGTAGTCCATCTGTTACTTGCACCACCCAAGGAAACCGTATTGTCGTTATTTGGAAAGAAAGTATTAAAGCTATTATTCATAGCAATAAATGGGCTGCCACCAATTTGAAGGTTAAGTGTAGTGCCAGATGAATTTATTGTGCCGGTTGTTACCGTACCAACAGTAATATTAGGCGTTCCGGTTAATCCTCCAGCAGTAGAAGCTGAGGTAGCAGATCCAGCAGATGTTGCATAAGAAGTAGAGCCCGAAGATGTTGCGTAAGAAGAACTTGAAGCAAATCCTACAGACAAGCTAGAAGCGGTACCAGTTAATCCAGAACCGGAGCCATAAAAAGTGCTACCTTGAACTGTTCCATTAACTAATAAGTTATTAGCCCCGGGATCTGATAGTGTTCCAACAGATACGCCCCCAGATGCAGCTATGCGCATGCGCTCTGTTGCTGCTGTTCTTAAAACCATTGGGTAGCTTACATCTGTTCCCAAAGCAAATAACAAATTAGTTTGATCCCAGTATGCTTGAGCTTTTTCGATACCGTTATTATAAATCGCAAATGTTGTAAATTGCTGCCCTCCGTTGTCAATTAGTAAGGTATTTCCATTACCACCTTTAACATATAAGGTACCTGGTGTACTGGTTGAACCAACAGATACTGTTGTGGCAAATGTATTTGTATTTGTAAAGGCGTTAGCCGTGGTTAATATAGAACCACTACCCGCACCAGAATATCCACTAAGTCCTGAGTATCCAGATATGCCTAATCCTGAATAGCCACTATAGCCGCTTAATCCAGATGATCCTGATCCACCACTTCCGGTAGCACCACTAAAACCACTGTACCCAGAAAAACCGGATCCGCCAGAAGAACCCGATCCCCCAGCTAGTAGCTTAACTACTCCGGATGTGTTTTTATAAAACAGTGTGCCATCTGCTGTATTTATAGCGAGCTCTCCACCAGCCAAGTTCCCTGCCGCCGGCTGGTTTCCTGATACAGTAGTGTAATATGTTTGTAAGGCTGTGTAGCCAGATTGTGCCATTTTTTATTCCTTTAAATGTGCTAATATTTCTTGTGGATTTACGAATCTTTCATTTTGGTGTTCAGTAGCTTCCCACCATATAAATTGATTTTGTACTAAATACGATCTATCTTTTAGTAAGTTAATATTTTCTGGGTGCCCAAAAATTAACGGATCGGAAGGCCCCCATAACACAATTCCTTTTTTGCCTTCATCCCAACCTAAGTGTTGTAAAAAGCTATCACAAGAAATCCAAATTCTGCAGTCTTTAATTAAAGCGCGCAATTCTTTAATTGGTAAGTTTTTTTTAAAGTCCGGAACCAATTCCTCTTCGCCCTCTATACCAACTTGTATAATTGGCTCATCAATTAATTCAATTAGCTCTTTCCAATACGGATAATTTTTTGGGTTTAACTTACCGTTTCTTAGTTTTTGAGCATATGGGGAAATAACTATCATAGATACAGCTTTCTATACGCATTTTCTAAACTATCTTTCCATTTCCATTGGTCCATTTTTTTATATATATTATGGTCTTCTAAACTTCCAAATAGATACCGGGCCTCTTCTATCGAACGTCCGGGAATGATTTCAGGATAACAAGTAAACACTTCAGCATTAGGTATTGAAGGAAGAACCCTATTGAATACAATATGGTCACCAAGACCGCTATTAAGAACCACAATGGTTTTATTACGATATTCAAGAACATTTCTAAATATAAATTCATCATGGTCATACATTTCTTTCTTTGTCTCACTACGAATCCCGCCTTCTGGGTTTTTCATGTGCCAAGTTACTGCGTTTGGTACAGCAAATAGTTTGTATCCTTTTTGATACATACCATAGGTAAATAAAGTTTCTTCTCGGTGAGCTACTCTGGATAGCCCTAAGTTGTAATCGTGTACGCCCGCCCTATACAAAAAAGAGCAATGCAAGTGCATTACTTCTTTAGCTCTTTCAATGTAATTCCATTGAATATTTGGCTCTAAATCAATTCTATCTATATCACCTGTTGATATAGAAGTGTCAGGTAAGTTTGGAGGAGTAAGAATAGCACCGCCAATTGCGCCTACTTTTATCTGAACATTAGTTAGTTCAATGGCGTATCCCACCAGTCTTTCAAGCACATTAGGCTCTGGTATAGCATCATCATCACAACGCCAAACCCAATCATATCCCATTTCATTTGCATTTTGATGAATGTAATGCTGACCTTTTTTATCCGCGTATAGCCACTCCCAAGCAATACCTTTTGCATCTAACATCTGGAAAAAATACTGGTAAATCATTTCTTTCCGCATGTCTTGCGGTTCGTCGTTGTCATCAAAGACAACCAGCTTATCAACCGGTTTAGACTGGTTTATGATGGCATTCAACACCAGTGGAAGCGTTGTATGGTACCGACCACGTGTTGCTACACTGCACAATACTTTACTCATTGTCCCACCGGCAAATCATAAGATTACTAAGATTACTACTATCTACTACCTGTAATAGACTGGATACGTCTCCAGCATGATTAATGTACTCAAACTCAAAACCAGGGAAGTTGCTTTCATTTAAACCATGCAATTTATGATGTTCGCCCCAAAAGCCTTTAGGCTCATTGTGTGGCACAGTAATTAATAATCGCTTGCAATGCTGCTTGAGCTTTTCAACAATTTCTAATCCGTTATCTAGATGCTCTATTACCTCAAAAGCAATAATCGTATCATATTGATTAAAAGCATAAGAGTTAATATCAGCCCAGTCAAAATAAGCGCTAGATTTCCAATTTTGTTCTTTAGCGACTCCCACGATAACTTGGTCATAGTCTATTCCTAAGTAATTAATTTCTGAAAAAAACTGGCAGCCATAACCTGTAGAACACCCAATTTCTAATACTGAATTACCATAAATATTTTTAGCAGCCCACTCATAGCGCTGGGTTTCCCTTGGGAATACTAAGTCTCCTTTAAGAAATACGGCTCTTTCAAAGTTATTGGATAATAAAAATTTATAATACTCAATATTATATTTTTTTGCTAGTTTTAATTCGTTAACATAAAACTTTTGTTTCCAATCTTGAACTAGCTCTGGGTCGTGCATTGTGCCTTCAGCCGCGTGATATATGGGGTAAGTCCCCTTGTTATCGCATTCGGATAACTTAAATCCAGCTTTCTCAGCCTCAAAGCAAAACTCAATGTCCTCGCACCCACCGGTAGTGTAATCTTCATTTAGCAAGCCAAGGGTGTCAAAGACTTTCTTTTGAATCATGGCAATAAAAAAGATGCCAAATCGCCGCTGAGTAATTGGGGAATTCTGCCCTAAGACATAGCTAACATCGCCTTGGTCAAGCCATTCTAACCAACGGTTTTTAGGTTGCTCTAACAATACCGTGTCATTGTTTAACAGCACAATCTTATCGCATAGGGCAGCTTCAATCCCTGCGTTAGTCGCTTTGGCAAACCCTAAAGGATGGGCGTTCCAAACCACAGTAATGTTAGGGAGCGATGATTGCAAATACGCTAGGTACGGATAGGTATTATCAGTGCAACCATTAGCAGAAATGACCAACTCTATGTCGGTCATTTCGGTGTATTTAACAATTGAATCTATACAGGGTTTTAAGTATTTATCGCAATTGCTATAAGTCGGTATTACAACGCTATATTTCATTGATGGTCGCTGTAGAAGTGTCTTTGTCGATAGTCATAATACCATAGCAAACTACATTCCAATCTTCCGAATTGGCTTCTTTTTCGCTGGTAGATGGCACATTAAGCTGAAAGTGTTTAAAGAGGTATTCTTTATCGCCTTCAAATACTCTCCAAACGTGATCTTTAGATCCTCTGCCTTCAAGACCTCTTGATTTGTTAAACCGGATTCGGTATTTATTCATACAACCTCCGCAGGGGCAGCGCAAGCTGGGGCTTGCTGAACTTGCTCTGCGTACAGGTTAAAGTGAATAAAGCGAATTGGCTTTTCAGAAGCATGGCGCGTAAACGAATGCGCCAACCAAGCATTAGCAAACATCAGCATACCGGGTTTTGGTTCAAAGTTAATCATATTGCTTGCTGGGGTTGCTTGGGTCATATCCGTTTCAGGCAAATTGATTTGCACTTTGGCTGATCTTGGATCATGAAATACTGCTCTGGAACAATTTTCAGGAGTATCTACAAAATAGAAGCCAACAATTTGCGAACCGTAACCATGAACGTGTTGATCCATTGCGGAATGCTTATGGTGTTCTTGACACCAAAACTCGGAAAACTTTGTGCTAAAGCCTTCCATTGCGTAGCCTTGTTCTTTAAGAATATTCCAAGCAGTTTGACCGATATAGTCAGATAATTCACTCATGCCTTTGTAGTCAAACAAATTCTCTGTCATGTAAACAGGGTAAATTTCATCTAACTTGCGTTCTTTCTTTTGCTTGGCTACTGCTTTTTTACAAGCATCCCTAGCATCTTTTAAGAACTCAGGCTTTTCTATAACATAGACACCCGATGGAAAATAATAGAAAGCGTTTAACTGCTCTTGGGTTGTGGCATCACTCACAAGGATTCCTTAAAAATTAAATAGAACTTCTATTATATATTACTTTTATGGTGTTCCAACATTGGTTGAAGGGAAATAGTCATAAATTATCCTACTTGAGTTGGCGGGGTAAACTCTACCCAAGAATTAGTTGCTCCATCCCAACGATAGGCGTTGCCATCAGTTGGTCATGGAATTGGTGGTTCATACTGACAAGTTACTTCATTAAAAGTCCATGCACTAAAGTTAGCAAGGTTTGGTCTTTGCGCCCACAGGTCTTTAGCTGCTTGCTGTTTAGCTGCTTTTTCATCGGCAGTCATATCACGCAATGCCCAGACATCAGTCCAAACACCATTCGCTTTTTGATATGTTGGCTCTTGACTATCTAACACTTGATAAATAGTAGGTATAGGTCTTTCAACTCTAATAAAGGTTTCCCAATGTGCAGGAATAGAACCAAATGCCGCTATAAGGTTATCCTCAAAAGCTGGGTGATTAATTGCATTTCCGTTTTCAGTTTGAATATATAAGTTCATTTTGTTTTTCTAAATTAAGGTGAGCCTACGCAAGTAGATGGGAATTGACGGGTTAATCCAGGGTAGACGATGCGGACAGCGCCAACAGAACCAGACTGTATTTGGCTTTGAGCGAGAGTTCTAGAAATAGCTCCTCTACCACCGCCATAAGCACCACCAGCACCACCAGCAGCATTACAAGAAGCTACGCCAGTGCCTCCATTTGTGCCAGAAGAACCACCACCACCACCAGTTGCTAGAGCATTAGTACCAGATTTTGAAACAGTCCCTGCAGCTCCATTAGAACCTTGTCCAAAAATACCTACACCACCACCGCCACCTCCAGAACCAAACCAAAATTGACCACAGACACAACAACCACAATAAGTAATTTTACTAATAAACGCACCACCACCACCACCACCGCCACCACCAGAACCAGCTATAGCTGGTGTACCTGCCACAGGAGTACCTCCAATACAATTAGTTCCAGTAGAGCCACCGCAACCACCATTACCAGAGTATCCACCAGCACCACCACCACCGACACCTGGGGTAGTACTGCCTCCAGAAATGTTACCAGTACCCCCATTACCTCCACCAGTACCTACATAAGTGCCTCCAGCTCCACCACCTCTACCACTACCACAATTAGACCCATTTTGACCTCCACCACCTTTTACAACAGTAGTAGAGCAAAAGTATGAATTATTAGCTTGACCAACTACTACTGTGTAAGAAGAACCAGGTGTTATTGTAATGTTATTTTTGTAGCCCAATCCTCCACCACCACCACCTGAGGTAGTCCTACACGCACAACTTCCTGTTGTTGTGCCACCTCCACCACCTACAGCAACTACAGAAACCGAAGTGACTCCAGCGGGGGCAACCCAAGAGTAAGTACCAGCAGTTGTATAAGATTGTGAACCAGTAACTATACCCGCTTTAGCACCAAAGCCAAAGCCTTTAGCAGAAGCTACACCTCTAGTATTAAGTAGTGGCATATTATTTAAACTGAGTTTGGGTTGCGAATACTGTAAAAGTAGCAGAGCCTGTTTTTACAATCGAATAGGTATAAACATCAACACTAGAAGCATTACCAGCAGTAGGTGCGGCACTTCCTTGCCACTTTGTAGTAACACCTGAAGTTGTGCCGTCTACTTGCACCACATTGTTATAGTAAGCCGTTGCTCCTTGAGTTACCAAGAAAGCTACAGTTAAAGATTGCCCTGTAGTCATTGCCGTATTTAAAGTCGTACCAGCGGAGAAAGTAAAGTTGGTAGTCCAATTTGCAGAAGCGTTACTTGTGTAATAAAGAACAGATTGTGTTGATGGGTAAAATGCAATAGTGCCTGTTGCGGCAGTAGCAGAAATTGTTGTTGTTTCAGCAGCATTAAGCAATACTTCAGCCAATATGCTTGAAGTGCCATTAAAGGTTTGAGTGCCTGTCCAAGTGTTGTTTGCGCTTGTTGTAACAGACAATCCCGAATAACCGCTATATCCAGATATACCAGAAAATCCGCTATAGCCAGAAATACCTGAACCAGAATAGCCTGAATAACCGCTTATTCCACTACCGCTATATCCGCTGTATCCACTAATTCCAGAGCCACTATAGCCTGAGTAACCTGAATAACCGCTAGTGCCATTTGTACCATTGATTCCTGAGTATCCTGAATAACCGCTAACTCCCGAACCATTATATCCAGAATAGCCTGATATACCGGATCCAGAATAGCCTGAGATGCCGCTAAAACCGCTGTAGCCGCTTGCACCGGAACCCGAGTACCCCGAGGTACCAGAATACCCAGAAACGCCTGAGAGACCGCTATATCCTGAAATACCCGAGTATCCACTGTAGCCTGAAATACCTACTTGACCGCTATACCCTGAGAAGCCACTATAACCAGAGATGCCGCTTGCTCCAGATACACCAGGTATACCGGAGAAGCCTGAGAAGCCACTATATCCTGAAATACCTGAATATCCACTAAAACCAGAAATGCCAGAGAATCCCGAGATACCTGAGAAGCCGCTGTATCCGGAAATGCCTGATAAGCCGCTATATCCGGAATACCCGCTTACACCCTGTGGTCCTTGAACTGGACCAATATTAACCCATACAGTACCATTCCAAACGTACAGATCATTATTAGAGGATACAATATACGCATCGCCTGTTGTATTACCTATAGGGGGTAAGTCTGCTGGAGTTGCTACAGTACCTTTAACATTAATACCTGCTCCGGGAGAGCCTGAATATCCACTGTATCCCGATATACCAGAACCGGAATATCCTGAGATACCACTGTATCCTGAGATACCACTGTATCCTGAGATACCACTGTATCCTGAGATGCCTGAGTAGCCCGAGATACCAGAAAAGCCACTATATCCACTATAACCAGAAACACCAGAACCAGAGAATCCAGAAATGCCAGAAAATCCAGACAAGCCAGACATACCACTGTAACCAGATTGGCCACTATAGCCTGAGATACCACTGTATCCAGAGATTCCTACTTGCCCTGAGAAACCACTATAGCCACTGTAGCCGCTTATTCCTGATCCGGAATACCCAGATATGCCTGAGAAGCCTGAAATACCAGACCAGCCTGAAAAACCTGAAAAGCCACTAAAACCTGAATAGCCGCTAAAACCAGAGAATCCTGATATGCCGCTGTATCCAGAAATGGGCCCTAAAACAACATGTGTGCCATCACTGTAATAAACTGTTAAGTCTCCAGTTGATGGATCGTAAATTATATTGCTTATTAATTTACCTGGAGAAGCGGCATTAGCAATCTGCGCAATGGAGACTTGCTTTGTAATACCATTTTGAACGACAACAGTCAGCTCATTACCAGTTAAGGTTAGCGCGACGGGTAATTGGGATATCGACTGATCGGCCATATTTTATGTATAAGTAAATGCACCATGCAATGTAGCAATACCGAATGTTGAATAGACGCTTAAATCTACAATACCGGTAATGGCGTAAGCTGGTGACGTTAATGTAATTTCCGTTGGGCTTACAACGGTAAAGGCAGTGTTTATGCCACCTAGTTTGACGTTGGTTACACCAACGAAATTGTTACCTAATGCTGTTATGAATGTACCACCGGCTATGCTGCCAGTATTTGGTGAAGAAGATTCAACGATAGGCACAATTGAATTTGAAAACGGTGAAAGGCCGCCAGCGATTGTTAAATCACCTGGCTTTCCAGCGGTAGTTGCAACTTGTCTTGTTTGTGTTACAAATACAGAATTACGATTTGGATTATCAGATGGTTCAGTAATTAATTGTTGGCCACCAATTGGGCCAGTCCCAACATATTGGTCTGGTCGTGGAAATCGTAATGAAATATTTTCTGTTTGACGAGCAGGCAAACGCCAAGGGTCAAAGTTATCTAAGTCATCTTTACAGACACGCATTCCCGGAAAGTTTGGGTCTGGCATGAGATCCACATAGGCAAACTTTCTGTTGCAGCGGTCACAGACCGCCACAGACAGAACAGAATTACCTCGGGTATCAATATATACCGGCATTACTACAGAATGTTATTTTTTATTAATACTCCGGATACATAGATATTAGCCACATACGGACTACCTGTATTAGCTACTACTTGCCATTGAATATCAGTTCCGCCAGCATAAGCTACTGGATAGTCAGTTGGAATACTAAGTGCTTGTGAGTATACCGCTTGAAATAAAGTAGTTCCTAGCCCCGTAGCAGGTGCGGTATACGTTCTTACTTTGTTGTACCCACCGCTAGTTAAGGAAGTGTTTGCATCCGCCTGATAAAACAGTTGATAGAAAGTATACCCATTAGGGACAGAGTATAAAGACATTTGAGTATTACCTGTACCAGCATTGATCTGCGCATAGAAAATTGCAGCAGAGGTTGTGCCTTTAAGAGTAATATTACCCGCAGCATTTCCAGAAGTAGAAACCATTGAGTTAATACGGAAGTAGTTATTAACTGTAGAACCACCAACTTGAATAAAAGTAATTGGTCCAACTGTTTGGCTTACTGATACTGTCCAAGACAAGCCAGAACCTGCAGTAATATAAGTACCTGCGGTAACGCCTGTACCTGTGATGTACTGACCAATGGTAATAGTGCCACTTGTAACACTAGATACGGTTAAAGTCGTTGTTGTAATACTGCCCACAAAAACAGCAGAGTTAGTAAGAGCCAGTGTTTCTGAAATTGGATTGTAGTTAACATCTAAACCGTTAATTTGCACTGTAAAACCAATATCTCCAACTGCAGAGCTAGAAATAATCATTGGTAGTGCTGTAGATGGATATGGGTATGCGCCACCGGATGGTGTTGTACCTTCCCATACTGGCCCATAAGCTGTAGAACCTAATAGCGAGGTAAACCCAGTGATGTAAATAGGCTGGTGCCCAACAATTTGACCCCGGGATACTTGCAAGGGAAATGGTTCATAGCGACCAAGTTGCGTAATAGAGGGGGCGTAAGTTGGAACTTGTTGTAAACTTGTTACTAATGACATAATTAATTTCCTTAAAAGTTAACACGGGGGCACGAAGCCCCCGAGGCAATTAATTACGAGTTAGTGAATCCAGAACCAATAGGAGTAATTGTTCCGTCAGTATTACGTGGTGTGTAAGTTACGCTAAACGTACCAACTGCAGAAGCACCGGCTGTGTAGCTGATAGTTACATCGCTAGTACCTACGTTTGCTAATAGGCCAACAGCTGTTGCACCAGAAGCAAAAGTAATAGCATTAACACCTGCAGCATCAGTTAATGTGCCTACAACTGTTCCTGCTACGGTAATATTTGTTGCTGCAGGTGTACCAGCTGCGGTAGTAATATAATCACGGACGTTTGCAATAATAGAGCCAGCAGGGATTACAACAGTAGTTGCTGTTCCGCCAACGATTGCGTTTTGAACGGTACATTCAGCTGCACCGGTGTTTGAAGGGGCGATTACGCCGTTGTTTGTTGGGTTGTTACGCTTATTGATGCGTAATGGGCCTGTGAATGTTGTTGACATTTTAATTCCTTATCTCAGTGGAACCCCAAACTGTCTCTGAGTCGTCGTACCGGGAAGTATCGGTATTCAGAATGGGATATATCTTCCTATAACTACTAATGCAAAAAATAAGGACATTCCGCCCTAAACAGGGTATTTGTTTGATTTTTGGCAGTTTTCTGCTCCGGGGATTACTCTGAGGTTTGAAAAGACATGCAAGCCGGATACTTTACGGCCTTGAAGTGGGATAATGTGGTCTACGTGGTATGGCTCGCCAGATGCTATAGAGAGCATATTGGCTAGTTGATATTTTGCTATAATGAGGGGTGCATGTGGATCCCAAGCTGGGGTGTGTTGAAGGATTGCTGATTTGCGTTTAGCTTGTAATGCTGCTTTGATGGGTTTGTTACTTTCATCCCATTTACGATTTGTGGCGTTGTGCTGTTCTCTATTTTCTTCTCGCCATTTTGTGTTTATTTCACGTTTTCTTTCAATATTGTCTTTTTGCCACTTAATTGCGCGTTCAATAGTAAGCGTTTTATTACGCTCATACCATTCTTTTTTAAGTTTTTTTGCGTTTTCTAAATCTCTTGCCATAATGTTATTATACATGAAAAAGGCCCACCTTTTGAGTGGGCCTTTTTACTATTACAGCTTGTTGCTAAAATACAACGTTACAGACCAGCTGTACCGAAAATGTTACGGCCATCGTGCCAACCGGTTGCGTAACGCTCAGTAGCCTTGTAACGCATGGAGTCAGTCTCAAAGTCACCCTCCATGGATTTTTCCATTGGACGACGCATTACGAGCATGAGACCATTTTCTGCATCAGTCTGAACCCACCAAGCTTTGCTAGAGGACAAACGTGTAACCACGTGTGTACCTTTAGGCAACATGCCTGTTGATTTGATAGGGTTCAAATCGTTATCAGCAGTACCAGAACGGAGAACCGATTTCAGAATTACTTCTGATTGGAACTCGAGTGCTGGTGGAACTACTAATTGCTCTGCCTTGAGGCGAATACGCTTACCGTTGTTGTCTACAGCGGAGCGGATTTGAATCAACATCTGTTCAACAGAAGTTTGGCTCAAAGAAGCAGCTGTGGATAACTGGTTAGAGTATGAACCACCATTGGCGATTGGGTGGGCTGTGTTAATCAAAGTTACGCCATCACCACCAGTGTAACCAGCTGTAAACGCGAAGTTCAACAAGTTAGCGCACAAAGTTTCTTTGGTTTCAATCATGGATTGAGCCAAATGCTTAGCGAAGGTTGAGCCGATACGGATGTGATCGCCGTCTTCCATCAAAACTTTGGTCAAAGCATAAGCCAAGCCATAGATTTGGTAGATGAAGCGGGTGATGTACAATGTACCACCTTGATCGTAGGTAACTGGAGTGCCATCAGGCATTGCAGGAGCTGCGTTCATACCATAAAGCATTACTTCTTCGTGGTAGTTACGTGGAATACCTTGGACTTGTTCAACAAATCCTTTCCACTCGTCGGAACGTTGTTCGTAAACACCGTCAAAGACTTCGTTGATAATCGGTTCGACTACCGCACGAAAGTCCGTACTACGCATTGGAGTTGCCATTGCTTATTACCTTTCGTTTTTAATTAAACCGAGATCGACGGAGCGACCAATTGGCTGTTAGCGACTTGAACTTGAACGATTGTGAATGTATCACCCCAAGCATTGGTTTGACCCGCTGGGAATGCTGCTTCACGTCCTAATCCAACAACTTTAACCTGACCTTGTGCGCCTAAAGCTACTGAAGTAGCAGCTAGAGCTGTTAAGCTAAAGCCAGCACCACCGTTACCGATAGCATAGCCAACGGTTGGGTTGTTTGTTGCGTCAAAATTGTACTCTTGTGCGATTGCTGTAGGTAATACAGAACCGTTTACTTGTGCTTCGTAAACCAATGCTGGATCACTAAAAATCCAGAATACGATTTGTGTAGAAGCATCTAAAGCGAGCTTAGAAGCCCATTTAGCTACAGAACGACGACCTTGTGAGTCTGTGAATTCAACACCGTCGAATACACCGTAGAAGCGGCTTGTGCCAGCTGCAGTAGCAGCAGGAACTAATTGACCAGAGGAATTAATTCCGACTGGTTGATATTGGTAAAAAGCCTGACCAGTTGTGAGACCATAAGGCGCGTTGTATGAATTGTCAGTAGCAGCTTGGAAGCTGTTTGTGCCAACGAATGCAGTTGCGCGATCTAGACCACTTGGATGGTAAGCGGGCTTCAGACCAAAGGGTTGGTATGTCGTAGACATTAATATTTCCTTTGTTTTTGAAGAATGTTATGAAAAACGAACATTACTATTCGCCTTTTCGGTTTCCTTTTCCATTTCCAGAATTCCTCTTTCAAGAATTGAGCGACCACCTTTGCCTTCTTGGGCAGAGCCCCGAACAGCAGCAGTGATATTACGTTGGTGCTCAAGGGGATCCTCAAGGTGCAACATACGCATTACTTCTTGGTAGATTTCTTCTGGTAACTTAAAGAGAACCATTTCGTTACAGCTAACACAGCCTTCAAACTTGCCCGCGTTCATTTTACCTAAGTTTTCAAAGCCTTTTCCTAAATCTGAGGCTTTAACTGGTTCATAACCTAATGCTAATCGTTTGTCGATACTGTCATAATTATTTGTAGTGGATAACCAGCACAAATGGAATCCGGGAATAATCCCGTTTGGCAAATCCGGTAATGCACTGTTCTGCCATTTATCACGGAACGCAGCTACACGTTCCTTCTTGGATGCTGCGGATAGATCGTCATTAGCGATCCGTTCTTTCGTTTCTTCGACTCTATCTAAAAGACGGTCTTCTAAGTCACGTTTGATTCTTGGGTTCGTTGCCATTTTAATTAACCTTTATTTTCACGATCATAACGAGCATATGCTCGGATCATTTTGTTTCGTTTTTCTACATCATCCCATGATCCTGCATCCCTGATTGCATCAACTCGAGCTTTGCTCAAGGTAATAGTTCCAGGTTTTTGTGATGAGGAATTTGCTGAACGGCTAGAGGCTGTTGGGCCTGCTGAACGTTTAGTTTCTTTTCCACCCTTAGATGTGTATCTATGGGGTAAACGGGATTGCAAACGATTATCTAACTCTTCCCAATACTCAGGATCACTTGGATCCCAACCATCAGTAACGAGTTCTTGGTCAATTACTTTAGCAATTTTACTATCTATATCTCTAGCTTGTGGATCATACCAAGAGTTCTTTTTAAGCCACTGTGTTGCGTTGGCTTGAACCTCAGTAGTAATTGGATTTGGCACGTTTTGTTTTGGTGCTTGTGCTTGATCCACTTGTTGTTTTTTGTAATGCTGAGCTTGGTTCAAACGCTGTTTAGCATCTGTTAGTTGCTCTAAAAATTCCATCTGACCTACAACATCACCGGACTGAGCAGCTTGTACCATTTTCATTTTAGCGTATTCAACACGGGTAGCTTCGTCTTCAATGGACTTGTCTAACTGTGCAAATTGGTAAGATGAGGCTGTGTTCTCAACTTTAGCTAAACGCTCTGCAAGTTCCGCGTTACGGCGCTCAAGTGCGTTAATTTTATTCTTTGCGGAAAGATCGCGTTGCTTTTTTAAATCTTTTTTAAGTCTACGCTCTTCACGACGGGCTTCTCGAATTGCTTCACGCTCTTCGGTAGTTTCTGCAGCTTCGTCATCATCCAAGTCTTCCTCGGCATGCTCTTCTGCATCTTCATCGTGCTCTTCTTCGTCTTTTTTCTTTGGTTTTTTTTCTTCGTGGTCCTCAATTTCTTCAGGAAACTCCACTTTGGCTAATACCGAGCCGTCTTCACGTTCCTTAATAGGAACGTCTTTTTCATTTTCTGCCATATCTTCTTTTCTACAAAAGTTTGTTAATCTACAAACGCTTTCATTTTTTGTGCTGCTTCAAATGATTTGATCTTACAGATCACTTCGCGCGCTTGAAGTGTAATAAATACCACGGGTGCGCCATCATCGTTTGCATTCACAACAAAACGGTCTCCGCCGTACTTGATAGTGCGAACTAAATCGCCAACGTTACACCAATTGCCTTCAGGCCAGGGTGTTAGGTCATCAGGACTCTTGTATGCCAAGGGTCCTACATCACGTACTTTAGCTACTGTCTCGTTAAACTTCAACGTTTGTCTGGTTTCTTCCACAAGGAAAATACCACCTTTACTTGTGAGCTTTTCTCGGCGTAACTGCACCAATACTCTGTCTCCAAGAATTTCTACACCAGGATCTACATCAGGAAAACACTCAATCTCTGAGCGTGTATCTGGTTCGTCCTTCACATTAAAATCAATTGCCATCCGGCAATCCTTTCTGAATCTTACGATTCGTCGTCTTCTGTTAAAAGTTCATCAATAATATCTAATACTACTTGGAACGCTTCGTGACGGCCAACTAAACGCTGGTAATCACTAAAGTCGTGTACGTTGTATCCTGCAGCAACAGTTTCTGCAGTTTTACGTTTTTCATCTCTCGTACGAGAGATAATTGTGGACAAAAAGTCTTTCATACTCTTACTAATGCAACAATATGAAAGATTCCGCCCTAATTAATAGAAATTACCAGTTTTAACTTCTTTTAAGTTTTTATCTGGTCCAACTTTGCTTGACTTAACTTTATTTCCGTTAAGTACAGCATTGTTAGCGCGCTTGGAGCCAGAACTACCTGCATCAATAGTTTTTTCACCAGGGCCGCCTGCATTACCAGGTGTTCCTGTCATTTTGTATGTTTTACGGAAGCCTAATTCACCACCGTCTTGTTTTTTAGTTGCCATTATTGTCCTTCAGTAGGGGTTGTTGGTTGTGCTTGCTCTGGTTGTGCAGCTTGTTGCTGCGCTGCTTGTACCATTGCTTGTTGGTGCTGTTGATCGGCTTGTTGTAAGCCTTGTTGGTGCTGTTGATCGTTTTGTTGCAGCTCTTGTGCGTGTTGTTGCTGAGCATTTTGCATTGCGATTTGATTTTTAACTTGTTCAGCTTGTTGTTGGAAAGTTTGTTGCTGTACAGCTAAGCCATGTTGCCTAATATCTGAATTAGATGCGTTGATAGCCTCCATTGCAGATTGATTTTGCTCAGAATCAAGCGCAATTTGTTGTTGGCTCATCTGTGTTTGTGCGCCAATCATAGCAACACGCTCTTTTGCAGCATTATTGATGTTAGCCATGGCAATATCTGTTGCATTACGTTGGTTATCAATACTTGTTTGCGTCTGATACTTAGCTTGAAGCTCTTGAACTTTTTGTTGAAGCTCTGCAACTTTAACTTGGTAGTCTTGTTCCATCTTTTTACTATCAAGTTGCATGTTAGCTTGAGCTTCTTCTGACTTGCGTTTGGTTTCAGCCATCTGGGTTTGCATAATAACCGCAGCTGTTGGGTCTGACATCATGGAAGCTTGTTGTTGGGACTGTTGTGCTTGTGCAACTTTCTGTGCTAGTGCTTGAACTTGCTGCATGTACGGTGCTAAATTGGTTTTAGCGTCGTTATCTACCATACGTGAAGCAACAGCTAATGCTTTTTGTGCATCACCATCAAGAGCTTTTTCTTTATGCAGGTCAAATTTGTCTTTTCCACCACTTGCTTTAGCAACATAGCCACGCATTTCTTGCAAATAGTGTAAAGTTAAATGCTGTTTGATATGTTCTAAGGCATGTGGTGCAAAAGCAGGCCCAATTACAGGGTTTCCGCCATATGCTGGATTGTTTGCATATTCTAAATGAACCTGAATGTGCGCAATATGGTCCTGATCGGGGAAAGCAGCAGCTGGTTGCCCCATTGTCATAGAGACGTTTTCTAATGCGGGGTTAGATTCTACTACTCCAACGGGATTAGGTAACACTTCGCCAATTGCAGGGATCTTTAACTGAGCCAAAATCCGTTGATACACTGCACGAAGGTTAAACATACCTGGAGGTGCAGAGGTAGCCATTTGTAAAAGGGCTTGGTTCTGGGCAAGACGCTGAGTTTCAGAGAAAATGTTAGGATCTGAAACTGGACGTACATCGTTGTTGTAAGCAAAGTCGCGTACTTCAATCTCTTCACCGGACTGATTATCCATTTCATCCAAGTACCAATGATTGATACGTGAGATGATTGCTAAAGATTTAGCTTGTGAGCGGTGTAAACGGGAGTGAATTGAGGAGAATACCTTAGCACCTTGCTCAATAAGAGCTTGGGTTGTGCCAACAGGCATGTTGTTGTTTGCTTCGCCAATCTTTTCTTCAGAAGTGGTGACTACACCTTTAGCCGCATCTGTTAACCAACCAAGTAAACTAAACAGTACTGATGAAGGTGGGTTAAATGGCATTGGCATTGCGATCTTACGAACGTCATCAACACCGGGAGCTCCTTCAATTTCTACTACTTGAGTCGGTTCGATTCGATCAGATTGACCTCCAATTCGTCCGCCTTTGAGCTTAAGCATCGTCTGGCTGTTGTTGATATGAGCAGCGTCAAGCAAAGCACGAAGAGAACCAGTAAGAGCAGCGGCGAGGCCACCAATAAGATGAGGCAATCCGATGGCGTAAGCACCACGCCAAGGAATGAATTTAAACTCCACGAACCAATCAAGCTTCTCAAGTTTTTCATCGCCGGATTCCCAGTTACGGTATAACGAAATAACTTCAGAGCTAGTTTCGTCAATAGTTAAAATATATGGGGCGCGACGACCTTCAGTTTCAGGATCATCATCTAACCGCATAAAGCAAGTAATTTCGTAAACACGACGCAAACCGTCGATGTTTTTAGACGGGTTTTGTTTACCTTCGATTTTATCGTTAGCTTCTTGGCTGCGAGTTTGATCGTTTAATGGTGCATCGGAAGAATACTCTGAATCAATATCGCGGTAGATACCGGATTCAACTCGTAATAGGAAAGTATCTTCTGTAATGTCTTGTACTTCGGTTACACGTTGGGCTGTGTAAAAGTTTGATGCTGCATATGGCAGCAAAATTGCGTCGATTGGTACCCATTCGCAGGTTGGACGCTTTTGCTCTTCGTCAAAGCGCCATTTAAGGAATTGGGAACCGCCGAGTGGGAGCTGGGTCAGCAGCTGTTCCATCTCGTCTCGGTATTCTGGAATTTGCTCAGTGAGCTGCCAGTTCATAAAGGTTACTTTACGATCGGCGGTATCTTCTTTCTTTCGATCGGAGTTTCCTTTGATGTTGGACTTAACCAACCCATCTGGTGGGAGCAACTCTTTGGATGAGGAAGCGGCGAAGTCAACGCAAGCTTCGGCCATGACGGGATGAACAACTTTAGAAGCACCGTCGAAAGTAGCACCACCAGGGGCGTCCTTACCAAGGCCTGTGCGACGAAGCCCTTCTTCATACTGCTTATCTCTTTGTTCGCGCGCTTCTTTGTCGACATCTATCAGATCCAAATACTCAATAGCCAAAGATTGAAGTGTCTGTTCATCAAACACTTCGGCTAAGTTCTCATAGAAACTTGGATTCTTTTTTGGGCCTTGTTTTTCTTGAAAGTTGATTACCACGGAACCGTCCGAAAGTTCTATAACCTCCTGTTCAACTTCATCGTCGTCTAAATCAAATTCTTCCGCGTAGTCCTCCATCGCGTCATCTTGAGACTCCTTTTCATGGATATCTTCAAGGCTGTCGAGGTTAGGCAAAGTATTGCCATTTTGGATCGGTAGTTGTGGTTGTGCCATAAGCTCTATAAATTTGTTGGATAGACTTCCCTATATACACTAATGCAATAAAGTACGGGAATCCGCCCTTTATTGTGCATAAGGATTTGCAATTCGTCGTTTTGGGTCCTCATCTGCATAGTTATAATCTCGGGCGGGTAGGGGATCTAACCGAATCCAGCCTGAATCCCTTAATATTCTTAATGCTTGGGATAAACTATCAACATAATCATCATGCCCCCCTGCTTCTGGAAATGAACAGACTTGGCGCAAGAAACGTTTTGACCATTCTGCGTATTCACCTTTAAGTTTGGCGTCCTCGGGTATGTAGATTTTTCCTTTGGCAACCAGGGGCG